ATATATCAGAAGAACTAGCAAGAAGTAAAGAGATTCAAAAAGAAACAATAGAGAAAAAGTCTGAAATAAGAGCGATACAAACAAATAAGAATAAAATTAGTTCTTTAGGAGATGTATGCCATACTTGTCTTCAACCAATAAGTGAAGATAATAGAAATAACATTCTAGAAAGATACACAAAAGAAATAGATAGTATAAATGATGATTTAATACTATTAAATAATGAAATGTCCGCTTTAGCAATACAAATAGAAAATGCTGCAGAAGCTAAGAAAATAGTAGATAATAGAAATAAAATATCAAATGAATTATCTAAATTATCTATTTTAATTCATGATGATATACCAAATGAAATAATTGATGAACAACAATTATTGGAAGATATTAGATTATTAGAAGATGAAGTACATTTTACACAAATAAATATTAAACAATTATCAGAACAAAATAACAAAATAAGTGCACATAACTCAAAAGTTAAAGTAATAAAAGAACAATTAGCTGATTATGATATACAACTAACAGAATTATATAAAAATGTAACTAAATACACAGATTTATGTAATAGAATCGATCTTTTAAAGAAAGCCTTTAGTCCTAGTGGACTACTTAATTATAAAGTCGAGTATTTAATAAAAGATTTAGAAAAACAAATAAATATATATTTAACTGAATTTTCTAATGGTAGATTTCAATTAGTATTTGTACTAAAAGAAGATAAATTAAACATAAATATATTAGACGATGGAATAACTATAGAAATAGAAGAATTATCTGCTGGAGAATTAGCTCGTATAAATGCTAGTACACTACTAGCTATTAGAAAATTAATGGCTGCTATATCTTCTACAAAACTAAATATACTCTTTCTGGACGAGATAATGGGAATCTTAGATGAAGAAGGTAAAGATAAATTAATAGAAATATTAAATAAAGAATCAGATTTAAATACTTTCTTAGTTTCGCATGAATTTTCTCATCCTCTAATACCTAAGATTAATGTAATAAAAGAAAATAAAATATCAAGGATAGAAAAATGATTGATAGTAAAGCAAAAGGGTATCGTGCAGAGGCAGCTGCTAAAAAGCAACTGATAGAATTAACAGGGCTAGACTGGCAAAGAACTCCAAGCTCTGGTGCTTTAAATAAAGCACACAAAATGAAAGGAGATCTATATTTACCGGATTGTAAAAATAAGTTTTGTGTAGAAGTAAAACATTATAAAGAATCTCAGTTTAATACTAAGATACTAACAGATATGGAGCCGCAGTTATTAAAATGGTGGGCACAAACACTTCGTCAAGCTAAAGAGGTGGATAGGCTACCTCTTTTATTATTTAAATTCGACAGGTCACAATATTTTGTAGTCTTTACCCAAGATGCTCTGGGGTCAGCTGTATCTTATAATAAATATAGACAAGTATCATTTTCATTTATTACAGAAAATTATAATCCACTTTGGGGTAATAAACCAGTTTTTATTGCTAAATTAGAAGATTGGATAAAACATGAGGATATACAATGGATAATATAATATGGATTTTGTAAATGCAAAAGGGTATAATAGAAGTAGCTTTAATAATCTAATGATTGTAGATGGGCTTAATTTAGCTTTTAGATTTGCTTGGGCTAATAAAAAGAATTATAGAAAAGACTATATAAATACAGTACAATCATTAGGTAATTCTTATCAAGCTAGAGATATAATAGTATTAGGAGATGGTGGGTCTTCTTATAGAAAAGCTATATATCCTAAATATAAAGAAAGTAGAAAAATAAAACAAGAAAAACAAACTCAAGAAGAAGAAACGGCTTTTAAAGAATTTTTAGAAGAATTTAATAATACTTTTAAAGAATTAGGAGATAGTTATGCAACTTTTAGATATAAAGGAGTTGAGGCTGATGATATAGCTGCTTATTTAGTAAATAGGCATAAAAGGGATTATAATCATATATGGCTAGTGAGTTCAGATCGTGATTGGGATCTGCTAGTAAATAAAAATGTATCTAGATTTTCTTATGTAACTAGAAAGGAAATTACACAAGAAAATTGGAGCGAGCACTACGATTATAAAGTAGACGAACATATAAGTATGAAAGTACTTACGGGAGACAAAGGTGATGATATACCAGGAGTAGAAGGTATAGGGCCGAAACGAGCTCTTGGGCTAATAAATATGTATGGTTCAGCTTATGATATTTATAGTGCTTTACCAATAGATAGTAAATATAAACATATACAAAATCTAAATGCTTTTAATGATAAAATTTTATTAAATTATGAATTAATGGATTTAGTAACATACTGTGAAGATGCTATAGGCGATGATAATATAACTAATATAAAGGAAAATTTTAATAATGACTAGAATAGTATTAGAAAATAAAGAATGTAAACCATTTAAAGAGCATAGATTTGATGCTGGCTGGGACCTACGAGCTAATGAAGAAACATTTACATTAGTCCCTGGCGAAAAGAAAGAAGTGCATACTGGAGTAAGAATAGCTATACCACCTAAGTGCGCTGGCTTAATAGTTCCAAGAAGTGGATTAGGCACTAAATATAGAGTAGGATTAGCTAATGTAGTCGGCGTTATAGATGCAGATTATAGAGGCGAAATAATAGTTTGGTTAGTTAACGATGGTATAGAAGATTTAATTATTGAAAAATATGATAGATTTTGTCAATTAATTATTGCATCAATAAATATTTCTCCTTTTGAAATAGTTAAAGCCTTGCCTCACTCTAGTAGAGGTGAAGATGGCTTTGGAAGTTCTGGAGGCAAATGACTATCCCATTAACAACCAATGATATCTATGTCCATGGTGTAATGGAACAGAATCGAGTTCTGCAACACATGAACGATGAGAAAGGGCGAAAGATAGCGTTACTTGAAAAGCAGATAGAAACTCTTAAAAAAGAAGTTGAAAAACTTAATCACTTACTAAAAGAACGAGCAAGACTTGTTATATATGGAGAATAAAGATGCCGTGTATTAAATGTGGTAATAAATGGAAATATGGAGAAAAGGGGAAGTGTATTTATAAAACATTAGCAGCATGCAAAAAAGCAGCAGCTGCTATACACATACAAGAAGATAAAAAATCCAAGGATAAAAATGAATCCAAATGAAGCTAGAGGTGAAATAGTATATAGAAGAACCTATAGTAGGCCATTAATTGAAGATGATACAGTTTTTGAAACTTGGGAAGAAACTATAGATAGAGTTATACAACATCAAAAATGGTTATGGGAAAGAGCACTAACCCATAAAATACTTCGAGGAATGCCTCTAGGTGATATAACTGAAGATATGCTAGAATGGATTCAACTTAATGAAGAACAAGAATTAGAATTAGAAGAATTAAGAAATATTATATTAGAAAGACGTGGAATAGTTTCGGGGAGGCAGTTATGGCTGGGAGGAACAGATGTTGGAAAGAAACATGAATCTAGTTTATTTAATTGTAGTTTTGCAGAAGCTAGAACGATATATGATATAGTTGATTTATTTTGGTTATTATTAAATGGTTGTGGCGTAGGAATAAAACCAATTGAAGGTACTCTAACAGGGTTTAGAACTACTATAAAAGAATTAGAAATTATTCGTTCAACTAGAGCACCAGATGATAAAGGTATTGAAATTAATGAAGAATATGTTAGTGAGGGCACTTGGGTTATACGTATTGGCGATTCCGCACAAAGCTGGTCTAAATCTATAGGTAAGTTATTAGCTGGAAAATATAAAGTAAATAAACTAGTTATTGATCTTAGTGAAATACGAGGAGCTGGGTATAGATTAAAAGGATATGGTTGGATTTCTAGTGGGGATGCTCAATTAGCTATAGCATTCCCTAAAATATTTAATATATTAAATAACAGGGCTGGAAGTATATTAACAAAATTAGATATTATTGATATAATTGATTTACTGGGTAGTGTATTAAGTTCTAGAAGATCTGCTATAATAACATTTGTAGATTATGGAAGTAGTCAATGGAGAGAGTTTTCTAAATTTAAAGAAAAATGCTTCGAAAAAGAATATTTACATAGGCAACAGTCTAATAATTCATTAATGTTTTGGAATAAACCTACTAAAGAAGAATTATCAGATATATTTGACATAATGATAGAATCTGGAGGTAGTGAACCGGGATTTCTTAATGCAGAGAATATGAAGAGAAGGGCTCCTTTTGCTAGTGGAGGAAATCCCTGTATGGAAATTCTACTTTCATCCCACTCTTTTTGCAATTTGGTTGAAATTCCTGTTTCAAAATATAAAAATGATATGCCAGGGTTATATAAAACTATTGAATTATTATCAAGATCGAATTACAGACAAACATGTGTAGATTTAAAAGATGGAATCCTACAGGAAACTTGGAACTTAAATCAATCTTTTACTAGATTATGTGGAGTATCTTTAACAGGCATTGCTGAAAGAAGTGATTTAAATGAGTATGATTTAAAGAATATGCGCTATTGTGCAGTAGCTGCTGCAAGAAGTATGGCTAAGGAATTAGATACACCTTTTCCTAAAAATGTTACTACACTTAAACCTAGTGGCTGTAGAATTGGTTCAGAATTATTAACTACTAAAGAGGGTCTATTTATTTTAGATGAATTATTTAATGAAAATGATAAAACATGGGAACCATTATGTTTAACTATACCACAAAATAATAAAACAAATAAAACTATACATAAATTTAAAAATGGATTAAGTAATACTATAAAAATTAAGTTAAGCTTAGGAATGGAAATACAATGTACACCGGAACATAAATGGTGGATACATAGAAGAAATAGACCAGGAAGTAGTCTTCCATCTAAAAAATTTAAACCACAGTGGGTAAAAACTAAAGATTTACAAATAGGTAAGGATTTTATAGAAATACATAATAAAGCTTTTGATAGTATAAATCCTGTTAAACTAAATTTAATTCAACAAACCAATATTAATAATAGTCAAACACAAATAAAACAACCAAAATTTCTTAACAAAAATATATCTTGGCTACTAGGTTACCTATGGGGGGACGGCTCTTTATCTCCAGAAAAATACAAAATAAGATTTATAGATGAACATATATATAATTTAGAAAAAGTTAAAAAAATATTATATGCAGAATTTAATATAATATCAAAAATACATAAAGCCTCAGGAGATAGAAATGCTAGTGTATTAGAAATAGGATGTAAAAATTTATATAATTGGATTATAGAAAATAATTTTTATAAATATGATATTAATAATGATTTAAATTATATACCAAAAAAAGTCAGGCAGTCTAGTGAATTAATTATTTCTTTTCTGGCCGGATTAATAGATAGTGATGGATGTATAAGTATACAAAATAATTTAGCTAGATTTATGATATCAACATCACAAGATAGATTTGCTAAACATATTCAAGAAGTATGCTGGGCAGTTGGATTAGGCATAGGAAGATCGTTAAATACAAAAGGTAATAGTTTTCAATATAAAAAACATATGTGGTTGTTAACTTCTAATATAAATATAAATAAAGATTCTTTTAATATATTACAAGAAAATAGTAATAAAATATTAAAATGTAAAAATGATTGGCATTTTGAAAATTATAAATCTATTACTAAACATAAGGGTAAAGTAATTTCCTTAGATTACATAGAAAATAAAGTAGAAACTTATGATATAGAAGTAGAAAATGAGCCGTGGTACTATGCTGGAGCTATTAAATCTCATAATACAGTATCAAAACTAATGTCTACAACTGAAGGAATACATGTTCCACTTGGAAAATATATTTTTAACTGGATCAATTTCTCAAAGCATGATCCTTTAGTTAGTAAATTAAAGCAAGCAAATTATAGAACATTAGATAATCCAAATGATACTACTAGTAAATTAATATGCTTTCCTATAAAATGGGATAATATAGAATTTACTAAAGTAACTGTAGAAAGAAATAATGGTATTAAAGAAATATTAGAAGTAAATAAAGAATCTGCTATTGAACAATTAGAACGCTATAAATTTTACATGCGGAACTGGTGTGATCAAAATGTTTCTAATACTATTAGTTATGATATTGAAGAAAAGGATTTAATAATAGAATGGTTGTTAACCAATTGGAATGACTATATAGGAGTATCTTTCCTTTTTAGAACAGACCCTACTATGTCAGCCCAAGACCTGGGATTCAATTATTTGCCTCAGGAAGTTGTAACCAAAGAAAAGTATGAAACGTATATTAATGAAATAATAGAAATTAACTTTGATGGGACTGAATCTCTTGAGGAGCTAGAAAGTATGGAATGTTCTTCGGGAACTTGTCCAATTAGATAAGGAGAAATATTATTTTAATAAAGGAAAAATTGAATGAATATAACCTATAGATATAAGCTCTACGATCGAGTAGATACACCACTTTATACTAACTGTATAATAACTATGCTTGGATATGATAGCGGCGGTACCACATATTATACAAGACATCAAGCTGGGAATGACTGGTGGAGTGAAGAATTACTAAAACATAGTGTAGAGTCTACTGCAAATACTGCAGATATATACAAATATACAGCTAGTACTACTAGCGATTAAATAAAAAGGGCCTCGCGGCCCTTTTTTATTTCTTAGCTAAGTTTATAAGAGGTTGTATTTTTTCTCCAGCGAGTGTTCTTTTTAGTTTACCACGATGAAAAGCACTGATTCCTAAGATCGCCAAGGGAACAGACCAAAATATATCAAGACCAGCGATTGCTAATATTATAGCTGAAGCCTGAGAAGTCTTAAAGACTACGGCATAAAATATAACTACCATTTGTAAAGCAAAAACTGCTGCAGCTGTGAACCCCCACGCTGGTCTCCACCTACGAGTCCATAAATCACCGGCGGTAGTTTCCGCACGCATAGTAAGATTCACAGACTCGATCCTAGCAGTATCTGCTACAAGCGCATTCTCAGCCTGCTTTACAGCTAGAGCTTCCAGGGCTACCTTATTATTAGACTCTATTTCTCTTAGCTTAATCGCGGCGTTCGGGTCAGCATTAACTAAATTTATTAATTCATCAGGTTTATCCGCATCCCCATTAAACGCAGAAGCAACTACAGCACCGATCGCTGCTCCACCAGGGACAGGAAGAAGGCTTCCCAGCAGAGGCGCATACTTAGCAACGGTTTTAGCTAAATCTTTGAGTTTACTCATTAAATCCTCCAATAGCAAAACCAATAAATAACGCTATCGGTCCTAGTATCGGCATTGCTAAGGCTAGTATTAAAGTAACTAAAATCATAATTAATTCGCCCCAGCGTTGTGGATCTGGCCAAGCCTTACTTCGCCATTTCTCCACGAACAAATTTTCCCATGCATGTCCTAGCTGGGCAGCAGTAAATTTAAACCTATCCCAATGCTCAGTATTATGAGCTTTAATATCGTCTTCTATTTCATCCCAGGGTTTCATATTTAATCCTTCATTCCTCTACTATTTCAAAATGCACAAGATCCTCAAATATGTTGTCATGATAATCAGTATCCATATCCCAATCACCGCCGAAGCGCAGCTTAATATTTGCTCTAGCAGCTTCATAAAAGAGAATAGCTTTTAACTCATAAAACTTAACTCTATCTTTCCATTCCTTTCCCCAATCTTTAGGTATAGGATAAGGAGCTACATCTACAGCTTTAGAAGGTAGTGAATTATGTTTACTATTAGGCCATTTAACTTTAGATTGTCCTAATTCAAACTTTTCATTTTGTACTTCTTCTGTTCTATGACCTGTTATTATTTTACAATCATAATACTTTATTACTTCATATAATAATAACTGTAATCTCTCATCACATTGAGATAATCTTTTGGTCGAAGTATTACTAAAAGTAGGCATTATATTGTAGTAAGATCAGTAATTTTTTGATACCATAATCTTACAGAGTATGAATCATTTCCATCCGAATGTACCAAATTAACTCTTATCTTACCTATCGAAGGTTTAGTAGTAATTGTATAGTTACCAAGTAATATTTGTATATACCCTGAAGAATCTACAGCTCTTGCTTCTATAAGAGAAGGGGCAGTTTCATCACTTTTTTTAATTCCTAATATTCCCCAAGCAAACCAATTTGTTCCAATACCAGTATCAAAATCCGACCCCCATTGACCTGCTATAGATACATGAGTATCTTCAATTATAGAAGCACTTGCAGGAATACTACTATTAATTACTTGACCACTACCATTTACTTCAACTGAATTTCCTTCTACTAAACTACCTGATTTTTCAACAACATCATTTACATTTATAAGAGAAGAGTTTATACTTGATGCTCCTGAAATTTTAGGTATATAATCAGTTATTAAAAAAGAAGCATCTTTAGTTACTACATCATGTGCAACTATATTTGCTGTTTCAACTCCTAATACACTATTTATTTTTACTAGATCACCTGCAGTACCTGATGATAATTTAGGCATTTTCTGTAGTTGTACAGTCTGTAAATTTGTAACATCTTCTTCAAGTTGAACCATAAATGCACTAATTAGTGCAGGATATCCTAATTCTCCTGTTGAGGGTATCCATTGTGTATATGCTGCCATTTATACCTCCTCTATTATATATTTAGAAGTATAATAATTATTAGCAAATTCTGTAAATATTGGTACCTTCGTTAATTTTACTATACCGCTATAGTCTTCTTGTTTATCTAAACTATCATCTGTTGGAAATAATGATAGAAAAAAATCTCTTCTTAATCCCACTGTCCTAAATCCCTGTTGTAACTCTGGTCTATCTACTTCTGGTATAGTAGATAAATTAAATTCTATTTTTCTAAATGGATCTCTATTATCTGATCTTAAAGTTCCAGATCCAGGCCTATATTGCTTAGTATTTTCTTCCCAAGTTAATTTATGTCCATAAGATAAATTATATAATACTTCTGTATACTTACCAATAAATAGCCTACCAAATTCAAAATATTCTGCTAATGAAATATCTTCCGCTGCATTAGTATTAGCATCATTAGTATCTATGAATGAGGAATTAGTTGCAGGAATAGAAGCATTAGTATTTGTATAATAAAGTGTTTCATTTTCAATATAAAAATTTAATTTAAAATAAATAATACTATCTATTATATCAGGAAGCCAAGTAACTAATGTAACATCAGGATCAAATTCTTCTGCCAAGTTAGTTAAGTCAGTTTCTACTAATAAAAATCCTGTATCATATTTTAAATATCTATCTTCTCCAGTTGCATCATTATATAATCTTAATCTATATCTAGTATTAATTGGTAATTTATGCCTTCCTATTGCTAAACAAGAAATTGGTCTAAACTTATCAAATTCTCCTACGATCTCTATATTAGTATTATTTACTGATTTAGCATATGAATTTCTAAAAGAATTTTGTACATTATTAATCGGTTCATCACTAGTAAATCCATCTACAACAGAAAAATCACTAATAGTATATAAACTTAATTTAGTTTTAGTTGCTATTATAGTTGCTGAATCATTAGTATTAATATTTACTTTAATACCAATTGCTCCAGATACTGTAGGTACAGTTGTAGAATCATTAGTACTATACCAAAGATAATAAGTATCAGTAGGTGTATCTATAGTAAAATATGTACCATCTAAGCTATCTGATACATCTGCAGTAGTTATTATTTGTGTTCTATTTGATAAGTATTCGGATCCTACAACAATATTATAAAATTCAAATGATGTTGTATCTTCATCACCAACTTCTGTTACTGCTCCAATATCTATATTACTAATATCTACTATGCTATTTAATTGATAAGAATATATAGTAGCTTTATCACCAAAATTATCTAATAGAAATCTTGCCTTAGTCACTATATTTCCTCCATTACATATTTAGAGGTAAAATAATTATTTGCAAATTCTGCATATTTTGGTGCCTTTATTAATTTTACTACTCCACTATAATCTATATTTTTATTTTCATTAGCATTTTCAGGAAATAAAGACATAAAGAAATCTCTTCTCATACCAACATTTCTAAATCCGTGTTGTAATTCTGCACGTCTATATTCTGGAACAGCACTTAATATAAAGTTTACTTTTCTATATGGAACCTCTATATTTGATCTTAATGTTCCACCATCAGATCTATATTGTTTAGTATCCTCTTCCCAAGATAAATTATGACCTAATTCTATATTATAAGGTACTTCTATATATTTCCCTAAAAATATTCTACCTATTTCAAAATTTTGTGCTATTGCATCTGGAATAATATCATAATTTCCTGTATCATTAGCTTCTATTATAACATCATTACTAGGGATATCAGTTCTATTTACAAATTTTATATCATCAGATAATCCTGTACTATGCGCATCTACTGCTGCTGTATGACAATCAATATCAGTTCTATTTACATATAAAGGACTAGTTCCACTAATACTACCAGTTATAGATAAATTAATTTTAAAAGATTTAACATCCGAAATTACTTGATCTAACCAATACACTAAATTAGGTGCAGGAGTAAATTCAACATCTGCAGGATCTTTAGCTTTATCACCACCCCATGCAGCATTACCCCAAACAAATTCACCCCAACCAAATAAATCTGATCCTATTTCTCCAGTTTCAATTAATCTATTATTTGATTCAAATAATAGATTAGATGCTGTACCAGCATAATCACTGAACAATCTTAATCTATATCTAGTAAATAGTGTAAAATTATGTCTAGCTAAAATCATTGCAGAAACATCATATGCATATGATAATTGACCAAATATTTCTATATCAGATTCATTAATAGTACGAAATACCTTAGATTTTACAATATTTTGTGTATTTTCTACTAAGAGTGTATTCCAAGCACCTGTATTTATTAATATATCTGGTATTGCAGACATTGCTATCATTGTTTTATATGCAATTATATTAGCATTATCATTTGCTTCATATAAAACTTCTATACCAATTGGAGAGCTTCCATGATTTGGCTCTTGTGTAGCCCCACTATTATACCAAACATAATAATAAAAATATGGATCTGTTGTAGGAGTATGTATAGAAAACCAATTTCCTGCTAAATTCCCTGCAACGTCTGCTCTAGTTATAATTCTAGATTCTTCTTTAGTTGTTGCATCACCTTGTGTATCTGTTATAAAAGTAAAATTTGTATAGTCTAGCATACCTACATCAGATACTGATCCTACGCTTACATTAGATATTGCTATTTCATTATAATCATGAAGATATGAATATAATGTTGATTTATCAGAATAATTTTGTAACAAAAATCTAGCATTACTCATTATAACCATACCTCTAAAGTTACTCTTTTATTTATAGGATCTTCTTCAAGTCCAATTACTAGAGCATGTTTCCCATCAGTAAAATTATATCTAGGATGAGTTATATATATTATATCTCCAACAGCTATAGTAAAGGGAGTAGCTGTTGCTTCTATTCTATAAATAAACCTTTTCACTTCTCTAAGCCCCATTCTTCTATCTGCTTCTGTTTGAGCCCAAAAATCTGTAGATATATTATCTGAAATAAGTGTGCCTATAACTTCGCTTTCTTTAAGCAATGGATATAAATCATCTATATTTGATATACTTGTTTCCGATATAGCATTAAGATATTCTTTTGTTATTTTAGAATATAACTCTAATAAATCCTCTACTACTACTCCAGCTAATCCATCAGGATCTTGAACTGTCCAATTTTTTGCATACCCTAAATTTATAGATTTTTTAGGTATTTCTATATTAACTAAAGAAAGTCCTCTTTCTAATATTTGATCCTGTTTAAGTTCAGCACTTGCTATTTCTCCATCACTAGGATCTACTATTCTTAGTAATTGTACAATACTTGGTGGCTTAGAAAATCTTAAATAACCACTTATAGAATCCATTATTTCACGTATTGCATCAGCTACAGAAGTTTCCTCTGTTATATATATCCCACATGTTGTCTCAAAACCATTTATACCAGTTTTAGGAAATGTTGTAGTACATAAATCACCTATTACAACAGCAGTTTTTTCTAATAATATCCATTCTACTATATATGCTACACTATGTAATGTTACAGCATATGGATATAATCCTAATACTTGAGCTAGCGCAGATCTAGAAGCTTGCCCTATAACATCGCAAGTAATAGTAGGATTATCAAATTCATATGTTGCTAACTTAAAACATCCAATATCTAAATTAGCTTCATAATCAGTCACTTCATTTCCATTAGCTCTTACTTCTGTTATTTCTTCAATTGGACCATCATGTATTTGATATATATGATTACTAGAGTCTATATTAACTGGTGTTACATTAAAACATTTACCTAAGCATATAGGTACAGGAGAATTTTCTATACCTTCTGGTATAGTTCTTCCATCATATTCTCCTTGTGTAAATCCTGTAAAAACTGGTTGAGTAGGTGAACTATCATATAAAGTACCAAGATAATCATCATCTGTATTTATAAATTTATCTTGCATAGATACATTTAATGTTTCGGCTTTATCTATAATATTAATAGCTAATGAATCACTACTTGGAGCTGTAAATGTTTCTACAACACCCTCAAATATTTGTAAAAATCTACCTCGTGCCCATGAAGGTTCTCCTAGGTAAATACCTATAGAATGACCCTCCCAAGCATAATTTAATAAATCATCAAACTCTGCATTAACATTTAATAATTCAATTAATCCTGCATTAGTTGAGGAATCCATTTGAGATGATAATATAGGAGTCCTAATAATAACATCATTATAACCAACATTACTTATAGTTTCACCAATTATATTTACATAAGGAACTTCATTAAAGGTCATTATATAAGGATAAGAACTAAAATATTTTACTTTTTCAGTTTCACCATCATGATAAGCAACATCTATTAAAACAATTTTATGATTATCTTTACTTAACCATTCTGTATTAGCTTCATTTGGTAATACTACATTAGGCAATACTACTTCTGTAGTTACTGTTCCAGTTACAGATACTTCATCATTATCATCTTCCGTATCTGTAACTCTATAATTAAAACTTATTGCTCCTGTATGATTATAATTAGGAGTTACTACTACACTAGTACCTAATGCATCTATTACAGCAGTACAACCAACAGGAGCGGGAGATACTATAGTTAATACTAATCCTTCGCCTACTGGATCTTCATCATTATCAGTAAAATAGGTTATAGGATACCAAACTGGACCGCTATTTTTAGTAATATCTGGTAATACATCTGTAACAGCTACAACTGCTCCCATTATATAAGTCTCTCTACAGAAACAGCTCTTTTCATTGGTTTATATTCACTTATAAGAGATGTAGCTTCTGCTATTTTTTCTGTTTGTTCTAAGTTTTCTTCATTACCCGCAGCTACTACTTGAGTAAGTATATTTATAGCTTCTACAATATTACTATTATCTACGTTTGCTTGAATTGCTCTCTGTTCTGGGGCTTTACTAATTAATGATAGTTCACCACTACGTAATAAATTAGCACTATTTTGTGATAATATAGCTTCTCCTTTATGAACAAATGCTAATTGACTTTGTTCTACATTTTCTGCACCTGCTTCAAAACTACCCATACTTTCTAATATATGTAATATAGGTTCCCATGTACTATCATTTAATGTTTGTAACTTAGTTTCTACTGCTCCAATAGCATCTCCTATATATAAAGCAGCTTCTTCAACTTCATTAGCAAAAGCAATATCATTCATAGATACTAATTCATCTAAAATATTATCTAATACGCCTAATTGTTCTAATGTATCTTTTGCTATATCATCTAGGTCTTCTTCTTTATTTTGTACTCTGCCTAATTTACCTTCAGTAAGATGTTCTACGCTTCTTAAAGACTTTACAACAAAATCAAATATTTCTTTAAATCCATCTCCTATAGAAAAGAATTCATTAGCTAATCCTAAATAAGTTTCAGCACTAGATAGTATATTTTCACGTGCTTGCGCAGCTATATCTTTATCTTTGCTATATATATTTTTAAGATCTTCTTTAAATTGTCTTTCAGACTCTATTAATTTTTCATAACTTGTTGTTGGAGATATTTCTTGTACAAATAGACTATCAATAAAATCACTTATATCCCCAATAAAATCTTCTAAATTTTCTATTAATTCTTCAATTTCATTAATAGCTTCTTTTTCTGCTTCATATCTAGCAATTACAGCAGTTCTTAAATCTTCAACTAAAGTTATTTGTTCACTTATATTTTCTGGAGTAATTATATCTTCAAAAGCAAATATCTCTTCAAATATTGCATCAAAATCATATGCTTGTAATAAACTTTGTACATTTATAGGAGTTTTAAGTGTTGGTATTAATTTACTTAATATCTTTTCTATTTTTGCACTTTGATATGCTAACTCATCCCAAGTAGATATATCTCTAGATACAGATAAAACACTATCAGAAATTGCACTAAATACTGATTCAAATTCTGCTAATATTTGATCATTATAATCTTTTATAATCTGTAGTCTTTCTAATCCATAATAGGTTTCTACTAATGCTATATCAGTACCTGTTTCTTCGGCTTCTGTTAATGCATCTGCAAAATCAAAATCTAATTGTAATAAATCTAATTCTTTCCCTAATAGACCAAATAATGCAATTTGTCTTTCATATTGTTGATTTAAATTATTTACTTCTTCAACTGCTTCTTCTATAGCAATTTCTAAGTCACCAACGGCTACTCCAGCTCTAACAAATATTCCAAGTAGTGCTGCACCTTCTACAGAAGCAAAAGCCCCTATTTCTGTTAAAACATCAAAGATATCTCTTAAATCTTCAGTAGACATATCTTCAGATAATAAGTTTGCAAACTCACCAAATCCTTGTTTATATAATACACCAGCTAATTCTGCTATTCCTTTACCAACAACATCTTCGGCATTTGTTACAGCTATATCTGCTAATTCTTGTTCTGAAAATAATGCAGTATAAAATCTTTCACTAATATCTGACATTTCATCTACATTTTCAAAACCAGATAAAAATGCTTCATTCCATGCAGCTAAAGTTAATACTTTAAAAGCTTCTATAGTAGGAACAACGGCACTAGTAATAGAATATAAATCTTCTTCTAATGCAGCAATTGCTTCTCGTTTATTTTTTTCAAACTCTGATTTAGTTTTGAGTGTTGCTTCAAATATTCGTTTATTATCTATAAGATAACCACTATCTGTAGTATCTAAAACAGGCGGAACAAATTTAGTAGCTTCTATAGCATCTATTTGATCTTGTATATCTTGATTAATTGTAGCTACACCTGCTGGTATATTAGTAATAAAAGTATTATAATCTTCTTCTATATTATCAAATAATCCAAAGTCTGATATTTTTAATCCTATAGTAGAAAAAGATGTATTTAATTCTTGAGTTTCTGTACTTATTCTAATTAATGTATCTGTAAGCTCTTCCCCGGCTTTAGTAAAGGCCTCTAATCCTGGAACTAAATCATCAATAAGTTCATTTGTTAAATTAGAAAAGAATGCTGCTATAGTATCTGACTGATCTTTAGCAGATTTACCAGATAAATCTAACTTTGTTACATCTATATCTAATCCGGCAAACCCACTCAATAATTTAGGTATATCTGAACCTAAAGATTCAAATAATCCTAATAAAGTATCTAATGTAATATCTAAAGCATCTTGTAATGCTTTTCCAACTCTTGGTTCTAATTCTGAAACACTAGTTTCTATTCTTACTTTTGTTTTACTACCACCAAAGAAACTACTTTTAGTTTTTGTTATTTGTTGTGTTATATAAGCATCGGCATCTATTATTGAACCACCTAATGTATCACCTACTAATCCTATAGTAGCTCCGAATTGAATACCCGCAGCTAATAATTCATTTGTCTTAGTTGAACTACCAAAAAGTCCGCCAAAAGATCCACCTTTAAGTTCAGTACCAAACTGAATTCCAAATTGGTCTAATATATTGCCAGCTGAGAAATCACCAGATTGATTAAATACAGCAGCACCAAGAGCATCAAAAGTTCTATTTAAATTAACTATACTAATCTTTAAGTCTCTATTAACACCGAATAAATCTGTATCTATATCTACTAATGCATCAATAGAATCTCTTAGAGAATTAGTTTGTAAATCTATTCCTTGAGCACCTTGTGCTCCAAATTGATCTTGGAAAGTTGCCGGTTCTGCTGCAGTAAATCCACCACCTCCCCCACTAAAGGAGACATTAATTTGGCTGAGTAATGCAGCGGCAGCGGCAGCCATAGCAGCCATTCTAGCAAATGCTGTATATGGATCACCACCAGTACCTTGTTCCATAACTGCTCTAACAGCCGATACTAATGCTAAACCTGTTTGTATAACTTGAAATGTTTCTGCAGCGGTAGATCCCTCTTCAAAGGCATTAGCTAATGCACCTGCTGCACCAGCAGCAAATAATGCCATAGCTTCAAAACTTTTTCTAACTTCTTCAGTTTGAGATCCAAATTCTTCAGTTAATATAGCTAACTGAGATAAACCAATTGCAGTTTCTGAATCTGATAATACAGATATTTCAGCAATAGCTACTAATCCAGCCCTAAATTTATCTGTTGAACTTCCTAAATTTTCTAACCTATCAGCTAATGTTTCCATTACATCTGAAAATTCTCTAGCTGACTCAGTAGCTGCTCCTAGATCTGCATTTAAATCTGTTTTATATGCTAATTTAGCTCTTTCTTTTATAAGTTTTTCTTGTTCTTTATATCCTGCTGTATTATATTCCTTTGTACGTTTTGATAAAGCTAATAATTCTTCTTCTTGTTTAATTTGTATTTCTTTAGCTTTAGATATAAATAATCCTTCCCTAAGTGTAGACCTTATAGAATCCTGTTGTAGTTTAATTTTTATATTTTCTTGTTCTAATTGTTTATTTACCAGTGCTGTTTTTTGTTTTTCTAATTCAACTTCTTTTACAGCTAATTCCTTTAAAATTGCTCCTAATTTTTTGCGCTCATCACTATCTGCACCTATTGCAAGACCGCTACTTACATCTCCAGGTATCCTATTAGCATATAATGCTCCTTTAAGAGCATCTGACTGTGCTTCTGTTCTTGCTATTTCTAAATTAACCGCACTTTCAATTAAATCATCTGAAATAGTAAGATTAGTTTTTAAAACCTTACTTTCCTCTTTAAGGGCTTCAGTTCTCCGCTTTATTTCTTCTGTTTGATTATACAATCCTAAAGCTGTAGCATTAACTCTACTTAAAGCCTCATTATAGTATAAAAATGATTTAAAATTATTTTCCAATATCTCAGCACTATACCCTGTAATTTGAGAATAAAGTTCTTTTAATTTAGCTGTAGCTTCTTGAGCTCCAGGTGGGATCCAAATTCCTTTAGATACTAAAGCGGCTAACTCTATAATATAACCTTTCAACATTTTAAATTCATTAATTCTTACTTTATTTATTTCAAGTTCTAAATCTCCTAATTGAGATTTAAGTTGTAACTCTTTTATTAATGCTTTATTCTTAGTCTGTTGTGCTGTTTCTGCATCTTTTTCAAGTTTAGCAAACTCTGCATAATCCAAATGATCTGTTATAGGATTTTGTACCTTATTTATAGCTTCTTCTGTACTTTCTATAGTCTTTTTATTTGCTGTATTTACTAAGTCTGCTTGTGTTTTTAATATTTTTAATTTAGCTATATTTATATCCATTATTTTACTAGATAATTTTAAACTCTCTGCAAAACTAACGCCAGGTAAAGATTTTTCAAAATCTAATTGTTGAACTTGTCTAGAATATTCTAATTGTGCATTTATTAATAAATTTAATTCTTCAACTAATTCTCTTATTGCATTTGTTATAATTTCAATATCTTTTTTAGCTTCTCTACGAAGTCTTTCTATAGAATTACCAAGATCATCAATAGCTTTAGTAGCTTCAGTAGTTTCATTCTCTATAACCTTTATAGATCTATGTTCATATGTTATATCTGGATCCATTAAAGCTTTAAGCGCTTCTGCGCCTTGCTTCCACATATTTGTTATAGAAGATATTTCTTTTGCTTCCTTAGCTATTTTTTTGGTATTTTCTTCTATTTGAGATTGTCTTACTCCTTCAACATGTTCTAAAGCTCCTGATATTGCTAATAAAGACTTTTGTGCCTCACCAATTCCTAATAATTCTATTTCATAAGCCCTAAGAGTTTCTAAATTTGATCCAAATGTTATAGCATCAGTAAATACTTGTCGAGATAAAATTTCTGATAAAGATACAAATGTTTGTTCTATTCCTGTTAGAGTAGGCAAACTTCCTTGTATATTTTCAAAACCTTTATGTAATTCATCAAATGCTTTTTTTAGTCCTTCATTAGCTTCATTAGTTGCATCTGCTAAATTATACATTTCTTTAGATAAATTAGCAAAATCTCTGCCTGCTTTTATTGCTTCTTTTGCACTTAAGTTTGTTAAGTTATTAAACTCTCTTAATATAACATTTACTTCATCAGTTGCACCTAAATCACTTAATGCATCTGACATTTTTACTATATTATCTGTAAAATCATCTAAATCAGCACCAAAGAAGCCAAAATCTTCAACATTTACATTATCTATAGAATCTTCCATAGTATTAGTTAATTCTAATAATACATTTTTTTGTAGTTCTAGTTTTTTAGTTACATTATCTGTTGTATCTAATAAAGGCTTTAATTCTATATTATATTTTTTAATTGCTTTTTCTGCTGTTTTTAATGCTTTTTCTTGATCTTCAAAAGCTTTAGTAATATTATCAAATTTTTCTTCATCTCTAAATAAATTTAAGAAAAATAAATATCCACTGCTAAGAAGTGACCAAGCTATAGTTAATTGACCTATAATAGGTATTAAAGTATTTATACCTTTTAATACTGTACCAAAAACACCAGATAATCGTATTAAAGTAATATTTATAAATTGATTTGTTTTACCTACTTCATTTCCAAGTCTAGCATATTCTTCAAATTTTAAATTAGCTAGTATAACAGCTTTAGTTATTCCGCTAAATCCTTCTGATAGTCCTGCAGCAAATCCAGAAGATATACCAGCTTTAGTTAATTTAACAAAATTACTAAATGAGTTTGCTAAAGTTGCAGCAAAAGGTATATTTTTTTTAATAATTGTTCCCAAATCTGCAATACGCTCTCTAAATACACTTACAGGTACACCCATTTTACGTAATGCTTCTTTAGCGGCTTCCGCTGTAGTAACTATAGCTCCTAATTCTTCTTTAGATACTTGCCCTAGTGCCTCTGTGTTATTTTTTAAACTTGTAATAGCAGAATCTGCATTTAAGTAAATTTTTGAAAATTTTTCTTTATCTGAAATAGAAGGATCATCTAAGATAGATGTTAAACCGGCTCCTAAAGCTTTACCAGCTTCACTTCCTATCTCTCCTAAATTCTTTACTTCATCCTCTACAATTGAAGTTAGAATACCTTTATCAAACTCTGGGCGTCTTAAAGTACCATCCAACTCCTCTTTCATTTTCTTAACAGCAGTACTAATACTTAATTTAGCAAAACCTTTATCTATAACATCAGTTATATTACGTTCTAAAGAAGTTAAAGCAGGAATAGCTGTTTTTAATACACTATTAGCAAATATAATAATTGCAGCAGTTAATGCCGTAGTATTCTCAGTAAAAAATTCTAAAAATCCAGCTATTGGTGTAGCTATAAGTGTTATTAAACTATTAGCTATGTCTTGAAAAGCTGCAGCTAATTTAGTATATGGATTAGTATCTACATCACCAAAGGTAGCGAATTTATCTTGACCTTGCTCTAAAACTGCATTTACAACTGCTTGCTGCTTTTCGAATGTTGTTAATTCTGAAGCAGCCTTTCCTAGACTTGCAGCATATTTATTAGTTGCAGGTTCTAATCTAAGTATAATGCCTAATTCATCTAATAATTCGGGCTCAGCCTTTATAGCACCTTTGAATACTCGATTCATAGAGTCTGTTAAATCTCTGCCGAGTGCTACTGAAGCATTTCTAGCTACCTGTGTAAGTTCTTTAATAGTAGTATTGTCAAATCCGGCAGATGCAGCAATAGATGCACTTGTAAGTGCATCTTTCATAGATAAAGCACCATCAGTAATGGCCTTCATATTATTAGCTAAGCCAACAAGCGACCTACCTGTTTGTGTAGCCAATATTTCAGCAGATTCTATTAATATTTGTAAATCAGCAGCTCTGCTTAGTGCACCGAATGCAGCCGTAAGGGCAAATACATTTGCGGCGACGGTCGCGTATGCAGGTACTAGACCCGATTGCATGCCTTGCGACATTTTTGAAAAACTTTTGGTCGCATTGTTGGTTAAATGGCCTACCCCCTTTATTGCTCTACCATATTTATCCGTTGTGCCACCAAGAGTTTCATATGATTCACTCGCCTTCCCTGTAGCTTTGGCGGATTTTTCCATATTTTTATTTAAAGTTTTTATTTCAGCTACAGCTTCTCCTAATCCCTTAGTCACAACTTTTAGCAGATACTCTTGTTCTGAAACTGTTGTCATATTGTTCCTTTTTTATACTTTTACACTTCAAACTTATTAGCAGGAAAATAAGGTAAATATTCCAAATTATCTTCCAAACTGAATTTATTACTCTTAGAAAGATTATCTTCCGCTTTTAAATACTGTAAATTATTTTCTATATGAAACCCTGATACTAAGTTTCCCTGTAAAGGCACTATATGGTCTACGTGATAGCCCTCTGGACAATTAATATATATTTCTTTTATAGCTTCTAAATTGGCCCATGCTGGCATACGTTGTAATTTTGCTGCCCTGTACTTTGCAGTTGCTGTAGCACTCTTATCTCTATTATTCTCTCTGTATTTTTTCATACAATCTTTACATTGACAACGTTTCTTAGATATTTTAGCTGCATCTAAGTAAAATTCATCTAATTTTTTTAATTCTCCACATATATTACAATATTTATAATTATAAAGTCTTAAAATATATGTTTTCCACAATTCACTACGTGATTCTTTATTTATATTACTAAATATATTTTTATACACTTTACATAAACCACCCTTACCATAATAATTAAAATATTTATAATCAGATCCTTCTCTATATTCAGACCAGCATTCTATTAATTTTTCTCTTGATACTTTTGCATTATGCGCTTTAGGCCAATTTAACCCTTCTGTTTGCTCTAAATCTTCAATAATTTCAGTTATAATTTCTTTATTTGTTTTTTCCATTTTATATCTCCACTATAGATAAGGGCTAGCTAGTAATAGTGGTACTAGCAGGGAAGCTATCCTTTTCACCCTTGTATATTTATACCACTTTTTTTACCGGTGGTTTTCTTATTTCTTCGTTTCTGATCTTCTGAACGTTTTGCAATAATTATTCTATCTATTAATAATAAAAATTGAAGCAGTTGAGACTCATCTTCTATCCTATATAACTTTACTAAGTATGGTAGAAGCGAATAGTCCTTTCCGAAGTAAGTTCCTGAAAAGCCATCCCACCTATCACTCAATATATGGTATATAGTTATAGCAGTTTGCACGGTATAAGGAAAATCTTCAAACTCGGCGGGGATCTCATTATCTTTTGGCTCATTGCCGAGCTGTTCGCATAATAATAAATACCGTTCTTTAGTCATTTTAAGCTCAGAATTATCAAAAAAGTTTTGTAATTTTTTGTTGAGCAGATTTAACTGCTCTTCGTAAAATTACTAACCTCCTCCAATATAGAACCTACAAAGCCATCGAATTCTGAGCAATTTCGCATTAACGCCTCAGCGTTCTTTTCAGAATACTCAAGCTCATCCTCTAAATCTTCTACCTCAGATAAATCAACTGGAATTAATTTGGGCAAATATTCGTATCTTAATCCCTTCCAATTTTTTATTACTGCCCTGAAGTATTCAGATTGAAATATATCGTTATCGACTTCATCTTCAACCTTCCTGCTTTTTCTGGTGAAATTTTTGGTCGTAGACCTATCACGAATTTTCATCAATTCGTCCCTGGTCAAGTACGCAAGCTCAATTTCAAAGCCTGACAATCCAGGATATTCTACCCAGACAGTCTTGCTGGGTACTATAAGTTTAGCTAATTCCATAATTTTGTTCTCCTTAATTTTGCTTTTAAAAGTGAGGGGGTTTTACCCCCCTCATTCTGTTTATAGTATTATTATTATTAGTTTATTAGTTTATGCTGGTGGTACGTATGTAATTACCAATTCATTAGTATCCTCAAATGATCCTGCTTCTAATGAATCACTCCAAGGCTTACCACTAAATTGTATCTCAGTAGCGATAATATCTTCCACATTTGTGGTTGGAACAGATATTTGCGCATGAGCAATAGTAAAATCTACCCTAGGAGTATCTGCTGCTGCTCCTCCCATATGGAAAATAATTTCAAAGTTATTTGATACTGAGCCTTCAATCTTTGCTAACATATCAGATAACAACCCACCAGAGCCTGTAGCACCTGTATTCAAATATGCGGTCAAACTACCACTTGTTACACGGTTTCCTGCAAAGCCTGCTAAAGGTAAGTTAACAATAGCTAATTCCTCAGGTGTCAGGTAAGTAAAGTTATTTTCTAGAGTTAATGTAGCTCCTGTAATAGGTATATTATATACAACTCCAGCACTTTGAACTGCTGTAAATATATCTAAATCATCATTACTAACTGTCCATTTAGTAGACCCTGTAATAGTATCAGCATCTACATTTTCTGACACTGTAATTTCATCATTACCATCATCTATAGCAATAATAGTTGCCCACCCACGTATATCATCAGCATCACCTGCAATTACAGTATTATTTCTAATTCTACCTCCTACCATAGCTGCTGTAAGTGTTTGAGCCCCAAATTCTAAAACAGTACCAGTACCTAATGTATATGTTTGTACTGAGTGCTGAATTCCATCTATAGCTGGAGTCGTTGCTAAATCATTATCTTTTAAATCCATAGTACTTAACTTATTACGTAAGAAAGTACTTGTAGTAGTTGCTGGAACTCCTAAATATTCAGTCCCTGCATCCCAAGCAGCAATAGCTGTATGCTCTGCCGGGGCTTCTAAAACTCGCGATCCCTGTCCAGTCCAATTAATAGTTGCAATACCATCAATACTAAAATCTACTTCTGCTGTTGAAACATTAAAGTCTGTTATTTTATAAGTTGTTTGTTCAAGTACAAAGTACAAAGTTAATGATAGTAATTCATTAACATTAGATGCACCCAGTCCAAATGTTAATGCACTGTCTGTTTGTGCTGTTATAACATGACCTGTGCCAACATCTGTTCCAATTACATAAGCCCAAGATGTTGGATCACCCATTGCAGATGCCCAAAGTATTCTTTCAACACAATCTGCTGCAGATCTAGTATCTCCATTGGTGTCTTCCGTATTAGAATATGAACGTACATAAGTACTGAAACTAACATCTACTGGATTAAGAGCAGTATTAAAGCCGAGCGTACCCCTCACAGGCGATGTGCCTGCTTCGTTTACGCCCACTTCTTGTGTTGTTACATCTTGACTAAAACTATATCCATCTAATACCTTCAGTTCAAAAGTATTTAAACTAGTTGCACCAGTTAGTGTGTCGTCCAAGGACGTCGCAAACAAACTAGTATTACGTGCTAGTGATCGTGCCATTATTTAATCTCCTTTCTTTTGTACGTCTCTTTACATTAGATCTTTATCTATGTTTGTAAGTCGTACATTATTTGTAGGGTTACCTCTCCGACACCTATCGGACTTAATAAACCCTCATCTGTGTCTATACGAAGTATCTTAATATCTTCCGTGAACATATTCGTATTGTATTCTAAATTTCCGTTGCTATCTACAACGTTTTCTATATCTTCAAATATTTGTTCTAATTTCTGTTGTGGATTTTCATCATCTACATAAACTCGCAAAGTAATAAGCAGGTGGCCCCACTTGAATCCCCCAGGTAAGTATTCTCTAGTTTCAGTCCCAACAGTAGTATAGACAGAAGGATAGTCATTAACCTCATCCCAGAATTTTAAACGATTTTCCACGTTATTGTACAAATTTGTATTAAATCCAGTAGAGCCATCTATACCTTTAAGCTTTTCTACTAATGCATTCACAATTTGACTTCTTTTCGACATTATTATTGCATCTCCAACTGTATTCCTGGGAACCTTTGTTTAAGTATTGTTTGTGCTAAGTCTCGAACAGCCCCTTCTATGTAAATCATCGGGTTACGCTCTTCAGGAGGATTGAGCCTCCCGCCTGGTAAAAACGTGTCGTACGGGTTTCTCATATAAGTGTAAGTACCATATAATATCCCTGCCTGCTCTCGCGTTAAAGTTAAAAGCCTAGCACTTTCAGCGAACCTGCCCGTTTGGTACCTTAATTTAACAGGTGGGTCTTTTGACTTGCCCATCAAATCTTCTACCCGCTGAGCTAAGGATTGGTTTATTAGAGCTATTAACCCTAAGAAATCCAGTTCCTCTTCAGGAGGCGGAGGAGACGGTTCCCTAATTTTCGCCTTATTGAATCTGGCTATTATTTTCTTTAATCTAGGTAAAACCCCAATCTTTTCTCTACTAGATTTACGCTTCTTTGTATTTACCTTCTTTGTTTTTTTACCCGAAATTAAATTAGATATAAGTTCATCCACATACCTTAGAATACCAAAAGAACTAGTTATATTCGGGAAGTTATTCGTTTTTCCTAGTATATGTTTTCCTAAAGACGTAGTGAATTTAGCATTATAACCTTGTATTACATCTCCAATATGTTTAGCTGCCGACCCTGTTAATTTATTAAAGGCTGTACTTTGAGAAGTTATATGTAACTTTGTCGAGGCTAATCCTTCAGTTTGTATATTTTCGTATTCTAAATTATGCTCAATATAATTGGGTTTTTGATTTAAAAATTTTACATATTCTAATACATTTGCAGCTTTCGAAGTTTTTGTTTGACTTTGAGCGCCTAACATATTTAATATTTTATAATCAGTAGGCTGAATTGCGTCTAGTGAATCCAATACTAATTTAGATTTATGTATTAATTCCCGAGTACCATCATCTAACCCAGGCAAGTTTTGTTCTAGAAGTCTATACCAAATTCCTGCATTACTCAAGTTTGTGTGCCCTAATTCACCTATTCTTTCAGATTCAGGTAATGTTTTATTTAAGTCTTCTTTAAGGGTTTTCAGAGTTCTAAATTTTACACCCTCATCACCAGCTTTTACTTTCTTAAATTCTTCCAGCCCTTGCCGTGTTTTAGCATGTTCCTTTTGTCTTAAGCTTTCTTCTCTAAGTGCTATTATATTATCTAAATGTTCTTTTTGTATAGTAGTTAATTGCATATAATGTATAGGATATTGATTTAATACATCTCTAAAAGTATTACTAGTAATACCCGCCGCCTTTAAGGCAGGCGGTCCTTTTTTAATTGTTTTAATAATTTCCTCTAGAGCTATTTCATATTTCTTTTTATCTTGTGTAGTCTTTTTAACTGTAGTTTTAGTTTTGGTTATTTTAGCCATTATAAAGCAATAACTCGATACATCTCTAACACTCTCCTAATATGAGGAGGTAATACAGCTGTTTTATCTGGTATTATAACATTATCTTGACTAGCTCCAGCTAAAGATTTTCTTAGAGTATAATTTTCTTCATCAAAATATTCTACTAAACTAACAGCGGCTTGAACTATATCTTCTGGATATTCTTCAAAGCCGCCTTTATATGTTAATTTTAAACTATTTATTGGATAAGCTGTATCTATAAATTGACTGTATACAGATACTATTCTATCTAAATTATAATCAATATTAAATTGTGCATATTCAGTTAGGGCTAAATAATTTTGACCAGCATTCGTAGAATACTCAAGAGATGTTACAGATATTATAGGAATTTCTTTAGGATATATTTCATCAACTGTTCCATCAAAATATTCAACTTTATCTGTTGCATAATAATCTGTAAAATTTCTATTACAATAGATAGGTATATAAGAATTTACAGCATTAATAATTTTAGTATGCTTAGCATCCTTTGAATTACTTGCTATATTTTTATACTCTTTATAATTTCTTAAATTAAGTATTGCCATTATTATCCTAAAAAGAGTGCCGGAACCGGAGGGCCCCGGCACATAAAGCCAAAATTAAACAGCCAAAATTAGTAAGATTATATCTTACTAAAAATTAAGCAGTTACCAGGTTAGCACATGAACTTCTGCCACCATTATCTACGGCAGGTACGATTTCACTAAAGGCAAATCTACGTGTAGCAACAATAACATTACTTTGGTTAACAATATCTCTATCACGTTCTACCATCATTCCACGAAGTTCACCGAATAGGTAGTTAGAACTATTAAGAGCAACTGCCTGTACAGTTCCTGTTGCATAAGCAGCAAAGGAATCAGATACTACAACTGGAGATCCATTAATAGAACCAATTTGTCCACGAATAATAGTAGCGCGGTCCCCAACTAGATCCATTGTTCTAAAATCGGGATCATCCATAAGATCATACATTACAGTCTGACTTACAATATATGTAATATCGCCAGGAGTTAATCCATATACTCCCATTAATCTACGTGTTTGTTGTAGATCAGCTACAGTTACTGGATTAGCACTACCAAATGTTCCTGGCTGAGTATAATCATAATCAACGGCATCTGCTGCTAATGTAGAAATACCATCAATTAAACCATTACCTGTACCCAAATCAGCACCAACATTACCACGTAGTAACTCCATATCTGTAGAACGTACCATTCTACGCATAACCGCATCACGAATAATTGGGGTCAAAGCAATGATTGAATCCTCTTCTTCTTCATAGCCAATAAATTCTTTACTAGCTAATTTTTCAGCTTTTAGAACATTATCTTTAACTAAATGTGTTTGTCCAGCTAGAGCACCGGTTGAGTTAGGATCTGTTACTGTACCTGCAGTTTTATACTGACTATCTGGTACCCATTCTGCTAACCCCGCGTCTGGATTATATGGGAATACTAAAGTTCTAGAAGTCATTGCAACCCTATTAGAAAACATTGGTTCAATAATAGTTTTACCTTTAACATCTTCATAAAGATTAGTAGAGAATAAATTCTCCCAATCTTCTGGTGAAGAAGTATCTAATCCACCCAAGCTTTGTACGTGAGCACCACCAGCTTTAGTAATTACATCCTTAAAGTATTTTGTTGAATCTAAAGGTACACCCATGATTTTAGCAGCTAATACTGCAGTTTCTTTTTCTGTATCAGAAATAATAGCTTTCTTGCTAGAATCAGTTACGAACTCCATCTTGCTCTTATTCATAGCAATAATTTCATCATTCTTTTCTTTAAGATCTGCACGTAAACCTTCAAGAGTTTCTTCCAAAGTTGATTCTTTCTCAGTTAATCTCTTCTCAACTTCCTGCAGTATTCTTTCCTCCGCGGTGCTAACAACTTCTGTAGAAACGTTCTTAATCACTTCAGTTGTCTGTGCTGCACGGGCTTCATCAGCAGCTTTCTTGGCCATAGCCTTATCTACTGCATCTTTTTCTAATTTCTTTAATTCTTCTGTAGTAATAGAGATTTTGTCTTTATCCATCTCGTTTTCTTCTCCTATATCAGGTTCTGCAATTTTTATTGCGTCTTCCTGATTTTTATTGTATAAATTTTTGAATTCTAAATATTCTTCCTCATTCAAAGACTTTTGAATAGAGAAAATTGAGTCTGGGCTAGCCGGAATAGATACAACTGATATTTCGAATAATTCTAATTGCTTAATAACAAATATATCAGTCTCTGTATCATAATCAGCATCCCCTACTTTGAAGCCAACGGAAAAAGCCTTTAAAACTCCTTCTCGAATTAGATTATATATTTCTCCGCTAGCTTTACTAATTTCTGCAACAACATGAAGACCTGCAGAAGTAATACTATGTTCTACAACTTCTCCTATGGGCTTTTCGGCATTATGAAATGCTAAAACAATAGGGTTTTTAAGGTAATTAGATAATGCCCCATTTTTCCAGGCGTCCTCAAGTATTACATCGCCTTGCCGGTCCTTAGATGTTGTATTAGCAAAGCCTTCAATTTTTAACTTTTCATTATCTTCATTAATTTCAGCAGCTTTAAACCCCATTGTCATAAATAATGGTTTCTTATATTCTTTGTTTGTCATTTAATTCCCTCCAAATTATATAACTTCAAATTTATTTCCCTTCTGTAAGTTTTCTTTAGCTGGGAGTATTTGAAGATTACTAGGAACATGTAATCCAGATATTAATTCACCTTGTAAAGGAATTATATGGTCGACATGATGTTGTATACCAGTTTCTTCTGTTAGTTCTTGTGTTTTAGTATAAAAGCTTTCTATATCTTTTAAATCTTGTTCAGTGAGCCAAGCAGGCGTGCGATTTAATTTAGCTGCTCGCCTTTTTGCATCTTTTGCAGCATATTTTTCTTTATTGTTCTGATAATGCTTTTTACTTCTTTCAAGTATATTTTCTTTATTATTTTGGTAATAATTTTTTTTACAATCTTTACATTCACTTTCATGATTGGACATTGTATGTTTACTTAAAGTAAATTCATTTAATTTTTTTAATTTTCCACATTTATAACAATATTTATAATTATATAAATTCAAAATATAATTTTTCCAAGATTGAATATTATTTTTTATTATATTAATAAATATTTTTTTGTATGCTATACCTAAACTATTTGAATGTGTATAATTATAAAAATTATATTCTGAATCTTTTCTATAAGCAGACCAGCAATCTATCAATTTTTCTTTTGATACTTTAGCATCTTTTCTTATTGGCCAGTTAAGTCCAACAATCTTTTCCAAGTCTTTAATAATTTCAGTTACAATTTCTTTATTCGTTTTCATTTTTTACCTCCTAAGGGTATTATATGACTAGCCAGTACTTAGGATACTGGCAGGGGAATTACCCTTTTCGCCGTTTTGTTAAAAATTTTTATTTACTCATGTATTATATCAAATTCTATTTATTATCTTCTAGTTCATCTTTGTCTTCTTCAGGTCTTCCGCCCTGCCCTGCATCTTGTGCTGAACCTGCAACGTTTGCAGGGAGTATTAAATTATCTGCAATGTTATCGGGGTCTTCGTTTCCTGTTTTAGGATGCTTTCTTAATTCTTCTCGAGCTTCATTGCGAGTTAAGATTCCAGAATTTACTAAACTAGATAAGAAGTTTGCCTGATCTTGCAACTCTGGACGTAGCGCATGAACATTCTGTGTAATAGGTTTAATATCATACCCAAATTGCATCTCAAGAGCTTGTGTCAGCTTATTAACTAAAGGTATAACTGTTTGTATAAAAAACATCCGCATGTTAGGGTTAATGTTAGCATTATTGCCAGAATTTAAAAGAACAGGCGGTACTCCTAAAGCTTTTAATACTTTTGTTTCCTGTAGCGCAATACTTTCATTAAAATCTAATTCTTTGAAATTATATTTTGATAAGGATTCTACCTTAAATTCTCCGTCCAAAATTAGCGGGCGTTTTCCACCACGCTTAGGGTTATATTTGCTCGACCACTGCTGAACCAATCGATTCTTAACACGTTCTGATAAAGGATTAGGTGTAGTTAAAATTATACCTGGTATAGCTGAATTCTCGAAAAAATTAGTTTGGAAAGAATTCATACTAACTAGTAAGTTAAGACTAGCTTTTGCAGAATCTAATCTAGAGGTACCTGTAAATATACTATCAGAAGCATTCTCTTTTATATGTATTATTTCATTTGGCTTAAAAACTTTTTCCTTATATTCATAATGCTTAATGAAAAATTTCTCATCTGCTATAGTATTAACGCTGGTTGCAGGAAGATTATATAAATGTACCCCATCATAATATAAAAAAGCGTCCCCTTCTAGTATTAAATCTAAGAATATATTGCGCTTAAATACGTCAGCATTATAAAAATTATTTGGCCTAAAATTTAATAATTGATTTAATCTTTTCTTACGTATGCGTGTACTTGTATCACTGAACTCTAATATATCTCCGACATCTAAAGGGACGCCCGCCGCAGAATCAACAATTAAGTTAACTCCACGATTAACAATTTCTAATACATTATAAGCAGCCTGATTGGTTCGTAGGTTCACTGAAGGTGCATGTTGCTGCCCAAAATCTTCAACAATCTCAGGTTGCGCTGGATTTAATTTATTTATTATATCTACTAAGAACCTTTTCATCTTATAATTTTCCCTACTGTATTACAATATATAAGGGTTGAATGTGCAGAAAATACAGTCATATTACAAGTCACCTCACCTAATAGGCGTCTTAATCTTTGCATTAATTCTTTTAAATAATCTACCATAGTATAATTTTGAGTAATAGAATATTTATCTATTAACTCTTTTAAGTACTTCAACATGTTATATATTTGTTCCATTATTATATATTCCTATAAGTACCACTACCGAAGTAGTGGTACTTAATATAGATATTACGCTGAAGCTGTAAAATCTGGAATTGTTGCAAAGCTACTATAATTTGTAAGTTCCCAAGCTGCTCCAGTCCATAGCAACTCTACAGTTACACCAGGTTCTGCAGTGACCATTTCCATTTCCACCATAGGCGTACCTATTTCTTCAAAATGTCCTAGAACTGTTGGGGTATCCCCAGAAGCAAAAGTTTTAACAGTAATAGTTGCTGTATCACCTACAACTTCGCCATCATCTAAAACATAGTATTCCTGATTAGATGCACTTCCTGTTGTATCTAAAATATTACGCTTAACATTAAAATCTATTATTGGCGCGTCTACCCCTAAAGAGGCAGTTACAGGTTGTACAACTACACCCGCTGTATCGCAGCCATCTACTATAGTTACATCATTAGCCCATGCACCAGGCCAAAAGGTTAATGTTACTTTATCTGTACCGTCTGCTACACAACCCACAGAATCATCGGGGTAAAGGTAACCCCAAGCTCCAGTTGTCGCTGTTTCAGCTAAAATTTGTGCTGCAAGATTATCTGACGAAGCTTGTACATTTGCTCCATGGGCTACTAGATGGGGATCTGCCGCTGTCCCGGCGGAAGTTCCAGCTGCTTCTGAAGCAGCTAATGTAAATTCAAACACATAATCACCAATTGTCACGGTATCTGTAGGAATTGCTACAGCCCCAAAATCAATTGAACCTACAGCTAATTCACCGCCTGCTCCTGTAATCTCTTTTACACCACTAAGGGCATTATATAATTTTGCTCTACTTTTAGTACGTTGTGCTCTACTCATTTTCTTAATTCCTCTTTTTGCTCGTCTCTACGTTATTATATTTTTTAGAGCTATGTTTTAAACTTATTACTCTTTTGTAAATTCTCTTCAGCCGTAATTATCTGAAGATTACTTGATACATGCAATCTACTAACTAATTTAACATGATATACTATTTCTCCGATGAATAAGGCTAGATAGTAATCGGAGTACTACCAGGGTCGCTAAACCTTTTCGCCATTTATTTTATTATATTTTATTTTGTGTACTCCACAACTGAACCACGTGCATCACTTTGGTAATGAATGTCAAACTCCTTCAAAAGCACTGTTGTATTTACAGGATCTGCCCCAGAAAAAAGTGTACTAACATTCCCTGTATCCCGGTATAGTTTTATATCCACCATACAAGACACTGTTAAACCTGTCATCGAGATGCTAGAAAAACCGCTTATCTGTGCTATACTACCACTAGTATAAGTAAATGCTGGCGTATTTGTTATTGCTTGTGTCCAAGAAACTGGAGGAGTATCCCCATTATTATATACTCTATACTCAATCATCCAATTGGGCACAGCCGCTTGTGCCTGTATCCAATGAATATGCGGATTTATTTCAGAGCCTTCGGCCCAAGCATGCGGCAATTGAATAATGTGACCTACCATCTCTTCAGTATATCGAGTATTATTTGCGAATCCAACCCCAAGTTCGGCAAAATCATAATCTATCCTACCAGCCGAAACATCAATATTTCGCCCTATGGCTGGAAATCTCAGATCCTCCCATTTTAGTGTTTCTATAGTATCTAATCTAGAATCTAAAGAATCTAAATTTTGCCATAATTTACTTCTAGCTTTAGTTTTTTCAGCCGGCATTCAACTTCTCCTGAAACTTTACTCTTTGTCGGTCGCACCAACGTTTTTGCTTCTCTGCTGTAGTTAATGATGGTACTTTTCCATATATCTTATGTAATTTTTCTACATGATGGAACTTACATAATGTAATAGTATCTTGATATATTTCTTTTAAATGATGATCTTTGAACTCTTCCCTGAGTTCTAAAATATGATCAACATCTCTTACGCTATATCCATTATCTTTTTTCCATTTTTCCCACAATAAGGTCATAGAATAAAAATGGTGAAATTGTAATTCTTCTGTGGCTCCACATATATAGCATTCCTTTTCTTTAGCATATGCAGACTTACTAATGTCTCTAATATATTTTATTTCATCTCTTTTTAAATTTGTCATTTTTTAACTCTATCTTATTAATCAAATACATATGTTCCCCACCAAATAGGATCTTCTGGAATCATGATCAGTTAGAATGGAGCCTGTGGACTTATTGCGGGTCCAGCGCCTGTTGGCTCAGCACCTTTGGTAACGACAATCTTACCAAGAGCGAATCCACCTCTCTTCTTCCAGACATGAAGGTTGTAATTAGTATCCCCACTGGCAGGATCGATGATCTGTACCGCTGATCCATCTGCTGTCCCGTCATCCCAATACCAGTCAGCGGATGTTATCGGGTCAGTTCCGACTGTGACCTTGATATAATTCAAGTCAACTTCATCATTAAAACCAACCCACACCTCACTATAACTAGATGACTCAAGTGCCATCCCGCAGACATGGACTGTATAAGTCCCGTCTGCATCAAAATGCAATCTGTAGACTAATTCACAAGAATCAGTCTCGACATCATCAGAAGCAATATTCCCAGAATAGGGGGTGCACTGCATATAAGTATTATTTGGTGATCCACTCCCTGGTCTTGCTTCCCATTCAGCTAATAGCGGGGGATCTCCCCAAGTTCTTGCATAATACTCATGAGGATCTACTACATCGATACAGATATAATCTTCATCATTCTGGTCATAGTGCAGGGATGTAGCAGGAGATGAATCAACAGTCGTTCCGCTAATAGTACCTGTGGCTGTAGATCCTTCTGAGTCTGTCACAGTGTAATTGTAAGTAAATACTCCTGCCGTATCATCTTCTGTCCATATGACGGCTTGACCATCAGGATTGATTGTAACTGTAATCCCGCCAGATTTATTATTTACAAAAGTGATCTCGTAAGGCGCCACGCCTCCTGATACTAGGGCTATCAGATCGTGCTGCTGAATAGAATTAATTGCTGCGCCATCACCATAAGCTGCCGAGGTAACACTTCTCGCTGTAAAATCTTGATCACCACCATCACCTGACCATGGGGAATCGTAATTAATTGTGGGGGTAAGTCCATCTGCTCCTGCATAACTAAACTGCGTCCAGGATGCCCGCCATAATTCTGACTTACCAACTCCATTTGCCCAATCTGAATGGTTCCAGTCATTAGTGGTAGTAAATCCAGTAATTGGAGACTCGCTGCTCAATCCGTGATTCCATGGGCCTTGTGATCCATCTTCATTTCGCCCGTATGATGGGTAAAAATACCCTGTACCATCGCGGAGAGGAGTTAAATTACCACTCCCATCATCATAATTATGCAAAAATGTATTATTACTGAACTCACATTCATATAGTCCGCCAGGGTCAATAGAATATCTATATACCTGCACGATATAACCAGATCCTACAGCTGGGAATGCCTCAGATGTATAACCCTTATTATTTCGGAATAGATGCCCGCGCCCAGACGAAAACTGTAAAAATGTATTTGCGTCTATCATTGTGTTCTCGTTCATATCTATATAGGTACTAGCGGTACCATCCGATATCTGGAAGACTGCTTCTGTACTAGATGTAGATGAAGGATACCAAATGCGATTTCTTGTAATATCAAATGGCGTTCCTATGCTGCCCCGAGGATCTGCTATATTGAAGTAGTCCTGCATCTGTGCAGTGCCCGTTGGGTTATACATAATATTCTCTGAAATGTCCCCAGTACATGAGCCAGCCCGACTAATAATGAAGTTAATTCCCCGTTGTAACCAATTAACAGTAGTATTCCGCGCATGTGTATCGCTAACAAAATTATGTCGCACCCTTAATGCTATTGAATCACAGTTCTCGAAAGTCATAACTGAATCTGGATCATCAAACCAGTTGCCTAAAATATCAACATCTGAATTATTAACTTGATATAAAGATATAGCAGACTTAAACAGATTTGGTGCTGAAGCATTTACATTGCTTGGGCCAAACTTGCAATTCCGTATTGTTACATCAATTGGCGACCCGGGACTGCCTCCTCTATTTATATAGATATGACCATAATTTGAACCCTGAAAATCAAAATTCTGAATTGTTACTGCTGTATAAGTTCCGGCAATTGTTACAGAATGATTATCATCATCCCCAGTAGTATCTACTAAAGCATCTAATCCCCCAGATGTGCCATCCAAGGTAAGAGACCCAGAACCAGAATAGGTACGCCCAAGGTTTGTTGCTGAAATTGATGGATCATTAACCCAAAGATAATCACCATTCGGCGCTGTATCTATGCCCGATACAGATGTATCGACAAAGGATGCAGCGGCTGCTGATATATCATCTGGACTTGTTCCATCATTTTTGACGTATGCTCGAACCGTCGTATCGACAAGTGCATCTAATGTAGCTGCTTCATCCGTATAATCACCTGCCCATGCTACCCATCCACCGTCACCCTCTGCAGGTTGATCCAGGTCATTGTCAGTAATCATGTAATGAGTGATGGTACCTGTTGCTGCTAATGAAAATAGATAAGCCTGGGAACCGGCAGTTGGATTCAGCGTTGTAAATGATGTGATCGTAGGTGATGCACTTGTCGTTGGAGTAACAGTTACAGTAATAGCATTGCTGATATTATCATCAGCATCCTTTACCCTCGCTGTCAGCGTATGAGAATTGTTATCAGACAAGGCAAATGTTTCTGGTTCGCCCGTGTCGTCCCAGTCACCATCATCTACAGCAGGGAAACTTGTATCGTCTTCTTTAATGATCCATTCTACCGGAGGTGTTGCTCCTTGATATCCCCAGGTTAAATCAGCAGTCGTTGTATCGATATCAACAGTGGCGGTGAATGATTGTAAAAATATATCTGAGATTGTTGTTACATTCCAAGTTTCAGTACGATCTCCCAGTATCACTGTCACTGTTGTTGTTGTCACCACACTTCCTGATGATAATTGACGTAATGTAACAGTATCAGTGTTTGAAATAACACCATCTGCATTTGTGAAAGTACCCGAATTAATAGAGTATTCGCCATTAGTAATAGAAATACTTGTTTGAGCGAGTAATCCTGAGATTGTTACTGCATTGGAAGTAACTACAAAGGTTAGTTGGGCGTTCTCAACATCGATAAACGTAACATCATCTGGCGTTTCAGTAGTTCTTGTTGGTGTTACTGTTACCCCGCTAGAACCATCAGATGTAAGTACCTCAGTAACTGTAGTATTATCTAATAACCATAAATAATAAGTATAAGAATTCCAATCAGGTAATTCTATTTGAGTAGGGAGTACTCCTTGTACCCATAAAGGATCTGTATTTAATGGATCTAAATCTTCAGTATTAGTAATTATATAACTATCATAAGTAGTATTGATAGGTGTTAAATTAGCAAATAAAGTATTTGAATCAATTGTAAGTTCAAATACTACACTACTTTCTTTTAATTCTAAATTTTCTACTCTACTATATAACTCATCTGTATTTTCATTTACCTTAGTAAACCCTTCATACAAATTATCTGATATACCTATATCAGGTCCATCTCCTAAATCTACTGTTTGTTTTGCCATTTTAAAGTAATCCTCTTTTATTTTTTTCTATCTATATGAGTAACAAATAAACGATTTAACTCACCAAGAGATATTAAAATGTCTTTGTGATCACCTCGATTTTCCTTCTTGTCTTGAGCCATATCAACCTTGATCCGATCTGAAGACTTTTCCACATGGTCAAGGATTTCAGTTTTAAATGCCTTTAGTTCGCTATGTGAAACCTTTTCATCCAATCCGTGAAGTATTTCTGAATATCGTTTTGATAAACGCCATATTCCTACAACTACACTTATCAAAGCTGAAACTACTATAACAACTAAAGATAGTTTATAATCAAAGGTTAGCCACCATGTCGGATCTGTTATCATTAAGGTATTCTCCTTAATTTATTAACCATCCAATCATGTTCTTTTTGCATAGAAATTATTGTTGTAGCTACTTCTGTAAGTAATGGTGGTGGAGGTAATTTTGCTATAAGACTATATATGTCGTATATCTTCATTTACTTTTATACCTGTCTTTTCCATACGAGCACATCTAGTTTTAGCTCCTATATCTACTTTTTCTATACGATGTTTTATATCTGTTATACGTTCACGTATTTGATCTTTCGTATATGTTTTTGATAGTGCAATAACTAATTTATCATCTATTTTACTAATTTCTTTATATTTTTCGTCTATTCTTTTAGTTTGTTCACCATATAAATTATACATAAGTTCTTTAAGTTCTTTACCTTGTGCACCTGTAAATGAATCATTTCGTACGGATGAAGTTAATGAATTAATGCCTAAAGATCCACCACCAGAAAGTAAAGAAGCTAATAAAATATAAATATACCATTTTTTTACACTTTTGTCAGTAGATTCTTCGGAATCATTCATATATTTTCCTCTTATATAGGCATATCCTTAGTTTTAGAAGTATTATATATTGAAATATTATTACTTACTAAAGATACAGCCTTTTCTTCTTCTATTATTGTTATAAAAGTTTTAACTCCTGCCCAATAAGATAAACTATTGGTGTATTCCGTGTCAAATAATACAAAACTTCCTGTAAATGTATAAGTTCCTGCTACTGCATCTAATGTATGATTATAAATAATATCAAATACTGTCGTCGAACCTGTAAGTGTATACGCTCCAGAATCTGCGTCTAATGAATAAGTATTAGATAGACCTAATCCTACATCAGTACCAGTAAGTATATAGGATCCAGAGTCTGCATCTAATGTATGATTATATACAGGTTCAAGAGCTACAATAGAACCAGTAAGTGTATATATTCCGAAATCTACATCTAATGTATGATTATATACAGGATCAAGATCTACAGTAGAACCAGTAAGTATATAAGTTCCAGATGCTGTATCTAATACGTATCCAGCACTAAGATCTACTGCAGTACCAGTAAGTGTATATGATCCAGAAGCTGCATCTAATGTATGATTATATACAGGATCTAAAGTTACAGCAGTACCAGTAAGTGTATATGATCCAGAAGCTGCATCTATTGAATAAGCACCTTCAGTATTAAAAGTTACAGCAGTACCAGTTAATGTATACGTTCCAGAAGCTGTATTTAATACATATCCAGTATTAAGACCTACAATAGATCCAGTAAGTGTATATGTTCCAGAAGCTGCATCTAATACATATCCAGTATTAAGACCTACAGTAGATCCAGTAAGTGTATATGTTCCAGAAGCTGCATCTAATACATATCCAGTATTAAGACCTACAGTAGATCCAGTAAGTGTATACGTTCCAGAAGCTGCATCTAATGTATGATTATATACAGGAGCTAAAGTTACAGCAGTACCAGTAAGTGTATAAGCTCCAGAAGCTGCATCTAATGTATAAGCGCCTTCAGTATCAAAAGTTACAGCAGTACCCGTAAGTGTATATGTTCCAGAAGCTGCATCTAATGTATGATTATATACAGGATCTAAAGTTACAGCAGTACCCGTAAGTGTATATGTTCCAGAAGCTGCATCTAATGTATGATTATATACAGGATCTAAAGTTACAGTAGATCCAGTAAGTGTATACGTTCCAGAAGCTGCATCTAATGTATGATTATATACAGGATCTAAAGTTACAGCAGTACCAGTAAGTGTATATGATCCAGAAGCTGCATCTAATGTATGATTATATACAGGATCTAGAGTTACAGCAGTACCAGTAAGTGTATACGTTCCAGAAGCTGCATCTAATACATATCCAGTATTAAGATCTACAATAGTACCAGTAAGTGTATATGATCCAGAAGCTGCATCTATTGAATAAACACCTACTGCTGTACCCCACCATGTTGTTCCCCAAAATGGAGATTTCCACCATGTACCATTAAACCAAGAATCTGCAGCTTCCGATAATGAAGCACTAAGGTCTACAGCAGTACCAGTAAGTGTATATGATCCAGAAGCTGCATCTAATAAAAGAGTGCCGCTAAGATCTACAGCAGTACCAGTAAGCGTATACGTTCCAGAAGCTGCATCTAATACATATCCAGTATTAATACCTACAGTAGATCCAGTAAGTGTATACGTTCCAGAAGCTGCATCTAATGTATAAGCACTAGCAGTATTAAGATCTACAGCAGTACCGGTAAGTGTATACGTTCCAGAAGCTGCATCTAATAAAAGAGTGCCGCTAAGATCTACAGCAGTACCAGTAAGCGTATACGTTCCAGAAGCTGCATCTAATACATATCCAGTATTAAGACCTACAGTAGATCCAGTAAGTGTATACGTTCCAGAAGCTGCATCTAATGTATAAGCACTAGCAGTATTAAGATCTACAGCAGTACCGGTAAGTGTATACGTTCCAGAAGCTGCATCTAATAAAAGAGTGCCGCTAAGATCTACAGCAGTACCAGTAAGCGTATACGTTCCAGAAGCTGCATCTAATACATATCCAGTATTAAGACCTACAGTAGATCCAGTAAGTGTATACGTTCCAGAAGCTGCATCTAATGTATGATTATATACAGGATCTAGAGTTACAGCAGTACCAGTAAGTGTATACGTTCCAGAAGCTGCATCTAATAAAAGAGTGCCACTAAGATCTACAGCAGTACCAGTAAGTGTATACGTTCCAGAAGCTGCATCTATTGAATAAGCTTCACCAGCAACAGGCCCATTAATAACCAATCCAACTGTAGAACTAGTATCAATATCTGATCCGTCAATCGTATGAGTAACGCTAGATATTGTCTCAGTAGACGTTGTTTCAGCATTTCTTGTTGTTATTGCAATGGTGACTGTTGTAGCTTCATCAGAATCAACTGTTGTCCATCCAGAAGCTGCTGCGCCCCAGGCCCTAGTATCGACCGCACAGCCTACAAGAACACGTCCACCCGCCGTGTCAGTATCCCACGAAGGGGTCGTAACATTATTACTTGAGGTAGCATTGCCGCCTATATCAGAAACCGAATCTATAGGAGTGCCTGCATCAAACTCGCCCGCTGGAACGAGAATTGTATACGCATTCCAACGTTGCCCCGTGCTACCAATAGCCCAAGCGTGTGCCCCACTGCTTCTACTATCTGTTCCTACCCATGCGATAAGTCCTATACCAGGACCAGCCTGAGACCCGGTATCGCCAGCAACTGCTGTAAATTCTAGAGTCTCACTGAAAGGGCCAGTTGACGGCGGGGTAATAGGGAAATTAACTGTATCGTCATCCATTGCAAGAACGGTGATAAGTAAATCACCATCCGCATAGGCTGGATAACTAACATCTGGAGTTGTGTCGACTGAATTATTGGAACTATTTGTTAGATCACCGATTTCAATTACTGGAGCAGCCATTAGTCTATCCCTTTATCTTACGCCTGGCCTGACACCTGGACGCACGCCTGGACGCACGCCTGGACTGGTGATAACGCCACCATCTTCTGCTTTATATTCCAACGCACCAATATCCGGCGCATCACCCGAAATAACTAAATTCCCGCGACTGTCCTTCCACAGCCAAACCAAATCATCTACATTACGACTGATGCTATTTTCTAAAGTAATTATATTGTTTACATAATCAACTGATGCTATCTGGACCTTTGCACTACCAGATAAATTCGACCCTACTGCTATCCAGTCCCCTTGCATACCCATCCATGTCGGAAACCCTGACACATCATAAAAATACTTTGAATCCGCTACGTATAGTGATGTTCCACTCCCAGAATCTGATCCTGTGATGATGGTTAGATTTGTCCCCCGATCTATTAACGTACTAGACTCTGTTAACGTGTAATCACTATTATTATAATTAGTGAATAATGGATCAACTGTTATGATGTCTGTAAATTCTGGATACGTAGGACCAGACAGAGACTCTGCTTCTGAAGCATTTCTACCACCTAAATCCGCAGCATTAATATAATCAGTTCCACTGCTAGTCCCGATCATATTAGTAAACCACTTGTCTCGGATTCCGTCTGGTAAATTTTGTGATCCACCAGCATATTGAACTAAGACGCCAGAATATGGGTTTCCATACAGTAGATTGTTAACCATCCGATTATTTCCTAAATCTAGAAAATTCGTCCCAACATACTGTAGCCCATACGAATGGTTACGATTTTTTACCATCGTATTATTGTAAATGTGATTATCAGTCGCGTCTGAATCACCCCCACTAGTACCCGATGTTGTTTTCAACCCTCCAAGCGCCGAACTCGTATAGTCTGCTGCTCCCCCTTTGTGTATTATATTGTATCGAATTATGTTATCAGGGGCTGATAACTGAAGGGCATTCCCCGGTGTTGCTCCGGGCCATTGATCATAATCAAAAGACGATCTACATTCATTCCCTTCCCATAAATTATTTCCTCCAGCGTGCCAAAGAGCGCAGGCGGTATGATAATCGTTGCTAATAACATTATTTCGGACTACATTATTTGTAGCTAGTGTACTAGAAATATACAATGCGTCATGTGATGCACTATCTATTATATTATCTTGATACAAGTTATAATCTGAGTCTTTTGCTACTTGAATTAAATCTTGTGTTTCCTCAGTACTATCATTTTGTGCGTCATGCTCACCGTATATTTCATTATTCTCAAATACATTATATATAGTCGTAAAAGATCCTTCCCAAGTGCTGGCACAGGCAGACCATCCGCGACTTGCCGTTATGCTTCCATCCCCTCCATTGCGATAACCTAAAACAACATTTTTAACTATCGTCCCTTCAGATCCACACGCATTCCCGTAAGTAGAAACAAAACCTGTAGGTATGTGCACGATTCTTCTAGTGCCATCCTCATCACTAGGCCCTGCACCATTTACTGTAATATAATCACGCTCTCCTAGTGCAATTGAACCCCTATCCGTATAACCACCTGTTCCCGTCCAATTCATCGTAACTTGACCATCACCATAAGCCTGATATGTAATCCGATTATCGTTATCAGTCCCGGATCTAGCTGGACGTATCTGTTCACCAGTACCGTATGTTCCGGCTTGTAAATAGATTACATCTTCAACAACTGCCTCATCATTCGCTGTATCTAAATCACAGGCAGCCGTTCCTGTAAGACCTGTACAGTCACCCACTGAACCAATGCAATTGTCTCCACCATCATCCCAAGCTGAAGTCCCATTACTGGAGACACAGTAATAAGTCGGAGCTGCATTAGCCAGAAATGGCAGACATAAAAGACTAACCAGAATGTAGTGCACTGGCATGACCTCCTGTGTGGATGATGATGGAGGTATCGACCCATTCCTTGGTAGCAGTAGCATCAACAATCATCGCCACAATGATCTCGGCCTGCATCTGAGCAGTGACTAATGCCAGTTTCCCATATCCACCAGTCAGAAATGACAGTGTGGCATTCGATGCCGCAGCACCTCCAGTTGCCGCCACACCATCCAGATATAAAATTAGATCTGTAGATGATGACGGTGACGGGTCTGAAGTCTGATAATCCCCGGTCGACGAATCAGGATCGAGAAACGGAAAGTAGAAATTATTCATCTCTCCAGTAGTTGAACCATACACTCTTAAATCAGGCATAAATTTCTCTCACATTACTGGCTAAATAGCCATACTGTTCCATCACTTCCCTGTGGTCGGACTCTATTCTCTTAGCTTGGTCTGGTGATAAAATGTCTTTCCAGTGACCAGATGTACCGTGGTGGAAGAAGGTGTCTGTGTGTTCCGAGGTTTCGATTAAATCATGTAACATGTTATCTCCTAACCCTAGCACCTATATGGGCGCTTTCTCCTAACATATGATAGTGTAGTTTATGACAATGTCTGCATCTTAATACTACTTTATCATAAACATTATTATCCTTAACGGAATACTGTAGGTTATTTATATCCCTACAGCATTCGCGTTGGAATTCAGGTTTCTTTTTTATTTGCTCTCTAATAAACTTATGATAATCATGCATTAGGCTAAAGTAAATATACTAGTTGTAATAGTAAAGGTAAACGTATCATCTGCTGTTAAATCAATTGTTGATCCATTATCCCAATACATTACTAATTCATCTGGCCCAGTTGCATCTTCATTAAATACTACTGCATATTGAATACTATCCCAATCACTTGCTCCTGCTGTCCATGCCGCAGGGCTTGAAGCACCGCATGTTGCTGTACCTGTAGTTTCTGACCATGTATTTGTAATATCTTTTCCTTTAGTAGTATAACCTGTACCTGTTACTTCATTACTTAAATTACCCAAAAGTGGTCCACTTGCTGCAGTAATTGATGCTGTATCTTGATATAAAGCTACATTTAATTGATCAGCATTAAAATTATGTACTCCTAGCCCTAAATCTTCTACAAATTGATTAAACTTACTTGCATTTGCCATTCTTTTTTCCTCTCTCTATTAATTAATTTCGCGAAAGCGAAATAAATCTATCTAGTTACACCTTCAGAAATAATAACTTGTCCCTGAAGTAAACGTATAACATTATTTGCGTTTCCGTTTTCGTATATTTCTAAGTCATAAACAGCAAAATCAGTATCAAATGTATCTGTTTCAACTGCACCTATATATAATTGTATTTGTCCAGTAACTGAACCACTTTCTAAAACTATGCCGCTATTTCCAGTAGTTAATTCGGCTATATAAGCTATATCATCTACTCGTTGACGTATTTGCATACGTGCACTTTTTCCTGCTAAGCTTATAGGATTTTTATCTGCATCCTTCCAAACTAATGTTTTGGCAAATATACTGCCTCTTTCTATATTTAAATTTAATGTTCCTGCTGACATTCTAAGTTTTATCCCGTTTTACGTTTGCGGAGCCAGTAATGCCATCCGCGACCAGAATTAATATCTAAGGCATAGGTTCTAGGGGCAGTATCTAATTCTATAGCAAATCCGCTAAGTGTATACGTTCCAGAGTCTACATCTAATGAATAAGTACCTGTACTAGTAGTTTCTAATTCTACAGCAGTACCAGTAAGTGTATAAGCTCCAGTATCTACATCTAATGTAAGGGCACCATTAAGATCTACAGTGATACCGCTAAGAGTAAGTGCTCCAGATGCTGCATCTAGTGTATGCTCAGCGCTAAGGTCGACAGTAGTACCGCTAAGTGTATACGTTCCAGTATCTGCATTTAGTAAATAAGTACCAGTAGTTTCTAGTTCTACAGTGCTGCCGCTAAGAGTAAGTGCTCCAGATGCTGCATCTAATGTATGCTCAGCGCTAAGGTCGACAGTACTACCACTAAGAGTATATGTTCCAGAGTCTACATCTAATGTATGCTCAGCGCTAAGGTCAACAGTAGTACCACTAAGTGTATATGTTCCAGAGTCTATATCTAATGTATAAGTACCAGCAGTTCCAAGAGCTACATCAGTACCAGTAAGTATATATGTTCCAGAGTCTATATCTAATGTATAAGTACTATTAAGATCAACAGTAGTACCAGTAAGTATATATGTTCCAGAAGCACCAGCTAGTGAATAAGCACCAGCGGTTTCAAGAGCTACATCACTACCGCTAAGAGTATATGTTCCAGAGTCTATATCTAATGTATAAGTACTATTAAGAGCTACATCACTACCGCTAAGAGTATACGTTCCAGAGTCTACATCTAATGTATAAGTACTATTAAGATCTACAGTGATACCGCTAAGAGTATACGTTCCAGAGTCTACATCTAATGTATAAGCAGTATCTAATCCAACAGTAGTACCACTAAGTGTATACGTTCCAGAAGCACCAGCTAAACTAAGAGCACCTTTAAGAGAGGCAGTAGTACCGCTAAGAGTATACGTTCCAGATGTAGCATCTAATACATATCCAGTATTAAAATCTACAGTAGTACCACTAAGAGTATATACCCCAGATGCACTAGCCAAAGAGTAAGCTTTGCTAAGGGCAGTAGTGCTGCCAGTTAAAGTATACGTTCCAGATGTAGCATCTATTGAATAAGGAGTAGGTGTAGGGGCATCAGGTGCTGTTACCCAGACAGCAGAAACCAATACACCTTTATTGTTAGCGATTTGCGTAATGCGAACATACAGACCGTCCCAGTCTGTTATGTTTTGGCGTTCACCAGTTGTTAGTGTTTCTGTGTACTCAGCAAATGAACTACCAGGACCTTGCTGTGTTCCTGTATGGATAAGCCCATCGTCAACGGTGTATACGTCAAGACGGATTGCAGCGCCGCCAGATGCACGCTGAGCACGGTAATAAACAACAATATCGTCAGCTTCAGGATCTTCTAAAGCATCAATATTAAGATCACAGGCATTATTACTACCCGACGTAGGACTGGATATCCAGTCCGCATCTGATTGATCATCAACATCACTCCATAAAGGAGTTGTTGTCCACGAGTCAGTTGCTCTATCTGAAATTGGGTATTTAAGCTGAGCCATACTACTAGCTGCCTATAGTTTCTAAATTATGTGAGTGAGTATATAAAGCATATCTTACCGCATCTGCAATATGACAATACTTATCATGTAATGGGCGTTCTGCTAGTAATCCTTCTCTAGGATCCCATCGATAATTATCAAACATATCTATTATATTAGTACAACTAGAAGAGATGAATATTCTATCATGATCTACCAGTGATGATAAATATCCAATACCATCATTTACTGATTTCTTAGCATTTATAGTAGTAATATCATAATCATATGCTAAGTCATAGCGTGTTTGTTGTGCAGCTGAATCAATATAGATAAAATCAATATTATGTTCTGAAATTTTATCTTGTATCATCTTAGCGTACTCAGATGTACCAGATTCGTTATTTAAATATTCATCAACTAAATAGTAATTATAACCATCTGTTAAAGCAACAATAAAAGCTGTTGGATCTCTAAATCCTAAGTCCAATCCAGCTACTACATCTAATACTTCTAAAGTAGATATATCTATATCTACTATTTGAGTCTTATTAAGATTAAATATTTGACCTTCTAATGCTATAAATTCACATAAATGTTCTTGTGCGAATTCAGCGCGACTCATTGATGCTTTTGCATCTTCTATAGCTTGTAAATCTGTTCTAGGATTATCATGATATGTACTAAGTATAGAAGCCCAAGTGGGAAAATTATTTGAAAATCCACGTTTATAAAATTCGTGAAACCAATTATTACCGCGAGGTGTACTAATAAAAATAGCTTTACTATTTACTTTATCTAATGTAGGGCACAACTGAACATTAAATGCATCTGCTCCATCATTATTAACAGCACATTCATCAAATATAATTAAATCATAACTGCGTCCGATTACAGAGTCTACCTGTCCTACAGAGCCCATTCTAATTGTTGACCCATTTTTTAATTCTATTATCTTATCTTTGGCATTTGATTTTTGTACTTCTACACCAAAAGCTGTTAATAGTTTTTTCTGATTATCCCAAGAAATACTAGAAAGAGCATAGTTTGGTGCTATAACTAATATATTACATCCGGGTATTAAAGTAATTAAGTGACCGATTACATTAGCTATAAAACTTTTACCTGTACGTCTACTTAATACTGCAGTAATAAATCTATATTCAGGATTATTAATAGCATTTATAAAAGCTATTTGTGGCGGGACAGGTTCAATATCTATTAGTTGTAAGTACTTACTTATATCTAGTTTTATTAGGCGTTCTTTTACAGGATATTCTGTAATAGAAGTATCACTAATATTATCACGAGAGATTTTCATTATCGTAGTAAACGATCTTGAGGTTGAAAACCAGAAGTAAACTCATAAGCTCCTATAGTTGGTGGGATATGATATGGTCTACCGTTACGATCTTTTATCGCGTCAGTGTAAACGCCAGCTTCGTAGACTGGGGAATCTACTAGTGGTTTATTATCCGCGCCTAAAAGAGGATCGGTTGATATGCTGTTACTACCAATAGATTCCGCATTATCATTTTCATCAATCACATTTACTGCAAATCCGTTGAAGCAATTATTGTCTTCAGTAATACTGTGCGCGTCAAAACGACGAATCCCGCTACCAGATAAGCCTGAAAGAATATTATTCTTTGTCTCGCCTCCAGCAATTGTCATAGGTGAATACTGGATCGCAGCTTTAGGCGTTTGGTCGCCATCATTGTAAGTGCTATCCACAGTTAAATTAGTGCAGGTATTATTAATAATGTGCGCATTATTCCCATCCTGGCTTGTTGCATCAGTTGCGAAATAAACCATTCCACAATCGTCTACCAGATTAGAATAAAACCAATTTTCCTTGCCCGAGTTATCATGCCATGCTTGATAACATCGAGAAATAGCATTTCCATATATCCGTGTATTTGTGGTCTGCGAATCAGTCTCTATCCCCCCTCCATCACCGTTGTAAAATCGTCCATATGTCATATCTGTAAATGTATTGTTATACACATAATTATAATATCCAGTACCAGGAATACATTTACTAAAATATACTCCCCCAGTCGACACAGCCAGCCCGTTAGAGGTAAAGGCATTCCCATAAATACGAGCGTTTCTTACTTCACCTCTAACCCAAATCCCCCCACGCAAAATGTCGGAAAATGTATTGCGCCTGATTATCGCATTATCCATAATTCGTGAGGTTCCCTCCGCCCCGGCAATTCTTATCCCCGTACCACAACGATTAAAAGCACAATCCTGTACAATAGCACCAGTGACTGTAGTTGAATCTGTTGCACTTTCATTAAACACCCCTAGGGAGGTATAACGGAAACACAGGTTTTCAATCACAATGTTATCGGAATTGAAAGCTTCAAAAACTCTATCTTTGGTATTTGCACTCCAGTACACCGCGCCATAATAAGTGACGGGGTTCCCTACTGAATACACGATTAACCGGTTATTGTCTTCTGCCGTTCCCCGAAACCAATCAAACTGAAAAGCTTGAGCAGGGACATTCGTCGTCACATCGGTAAGCGTAGAAGTCACAACAGTCCAATATTCTAACTGATACTGGCCCGGGGTAAAGTCATCCCCAAACCACACTGCCTGTATGGGGTTATATGATGCTATTCCACCATCTAAAATCCATAGATTAGACCCAGGAGATAGGCTAGTCGGATCTGTAGGGTCTACCTCTGTCCAATCACCAGCCTCTGATGTGTGATAATGGTCAAAAACAGGTTTTGGCTGTGATATATCATCAGACCCATCACCATTATAATATGTCGTTACTGTCTTATCCGAATCCCCACTATAAAATGTGCACTTAGACTCAGCGCCATAGTCCGCAAGATTCTCTACTGTCCCTCGCTTTATCCTGAGTTCATCCCAAGACGCCTTATTAGTCTCAGCATCCGGCAGAGAATTCCACGGCGTCCCCACTGTGCCATCACCACCCCCAACAGCATTTACATCCAAATAACTTGTGGTCATGTAAATCTGCCTATACGAGTATTAGTTGATGTTCTTGGCTGCGCAGGGAATCCAGAAGTAAACTCATAAGCTCCTATAGTTGGTGGGATATGATATGGTCTGCCTTGGTAATCCTTAATAGAAGATACAAATATCCCTGCTTCATAAGCAGGCGAATCAACAGTTGGTTTGTAGTTAGCATCTAAAAGAGGATCTGAAGTTAAGGTATTAGTCCCCAGGGTATGGTTTGTAGTCGGAGTATCAAACCCATAGAAGATGTTGTAATCTTCATCTGTCTGATCTGTTCCGGTATTGACGTAAAACCCATCACTATCACCTGTGAAAATGTTGTTTTTGATCTCAACTACATCATCTGCCATCGCATCGCCCGCAATGAATCCATAATGAGTCGAATTAACAAAAGTATTATTATAAATGCGAGTCGATGTATGGGCTGACGCACCACCCAATATCATCCCAATTCGATTTCCTGTTCCCAGGTTTCCGTATATCTCACCATTTGTCACAGATAACACCATTATCCCGGCCCCAGATGTTATATCCGCACCGCTATAGCCAACATTTCCGCTACATGAATTATGCCTGCAAATAATATTGTCGCAGCCATCATCAATGAGTAGACCATGACCATCAATGCCTTCATCCGCCTCATTATTGTTACATGTGTTATTTTCAATTGTGAAATACGCCGATACCTGAATATTCATCCCACCGAGAACCCCTAAGTTCCCATTGCATGTATTACCGGAAAAACTGCTAACATACGATGTATCGGTGAACCCTATAATGAGAACCCCACCAATCCCTCGATTACTCGATACCGTATTATTGTCAATAACTAGGGTTTCGTTAATAGCAGAAACATGACCGCTATCACCCACACGGATTCCAGCGTAAAGTGTTCCACCATTACCAGTAATAGTATTCCCAGTAATAGTTAAATTCGTAATCTTATCAGAGGCAGCACCTGCTGCTTCTATCGTGACCCTGATACCCTCATATCCACTACCCGTTATCGTGGAATCTGTAATAGTTAATTGATCGAGAGTTTTTGCAGTGCCACTGGATTGCAAATAAGATATACCCCGCTGCACATTATCTGTTATCTCGCAATTATCAATAGTCGAACCTGTTACATCTACCGCAGACGCAATCTTAATACCATAAGTGCTGCAACCTGTAACAGTTATGTTCTTCAGGATAATCCAATCGCCTGCGAATAAAATCCCATACGCCCCTGTTACGGTAATTACACCGGGAGTAGCCCCATCACCACGGATAACAATTTCGTTACCCTCAGTGGCATCTGCATTGACATTTACACCTGTTGTTATCAACCCCAATAAATAGACATCATTCCCTGGGTGAGATGACCATGTGACAGAGCCAATAGCCTGCGCATTGGCAGGACTAGACCCATCTGTGGATCCAGCACCAGATTGGGATACGAAGAAGTCAGCCATTAGGTAAATCTGCCTGTAGCTAATACCTCACACCCAGAACCTGTGGTGATCTTCCAGGCAGTTGTGCATACAGCATCAATAATATATGTACCAGTCTGAACACTAGCTGGTGTGCCAATGCCGGCTACCGCTAGTACATTTGTAGATCCGTCAATAATGGTTATTTGACCATTTCCTGTGTTCCTCCAGGTGATAGTGTGCAAGAAATCACCTGCTGCCCCTGTAGTCCCTAAAATCTCAGCTGTCTGTGAAGGCTCTACATGATGATAAGCGAATCTCTCCTCCACCTTAATGACATCATTTGTTTGATCTTCACCAGAAATTAGTAATGGATTAACATTAATAGCTCCAGCAGTACCAATTTGAATCCAGTCAGTAACTAAAGGACCAATAAATTTATAAATATCACCAGTATCATTTTCATCCCATACTAAACCAGTAGTTAAGAATGATAATGCAGTATTTGCACGCTCAGAAGCAGTTCCTACTACATGAGTAAAAATATATGTACCATTTATATCTAAACTACCAGGAATATTTAAGTTAACGGGGTTATGTAATAAATAATTAGTTTTCATAGCATTATCACCGAATAAGTACCTGTACCGGGGTTCTGTAATATAGTACAAGTAATACGTACGTATTTCCAAGGTATAATTCCTGAAGTACGTGTTATACCTGTAGATCCACCACTTAATGATAGATAACAATAGAACGAATAATTAATATTATCATTAGAAACTTCAATTTCTACAGCAGTAGTATTTGAACCTCGTCCTGTGGCAATAAGTTGAAATGAAGCAGGCCATGATATATTATCTACACCATATTCTAAAGAAGTTTTAGTTCCAGTAGTATTTAATGCATTGGCTAGATATTTTACTTCCATATATCCAGTACTTACTTGTAAAGCATTATTAGGTATTTTTATACTTCCTAGTATAGCATCGGCTAAACTCATGTTGTCCACTCTCCTTCACTAGATACTACACCATTAGTATAAGCAATAGTTTTTGTCCATTCTGTGATACTATCTGTAGCGGTTATTTCTGTTACTTGTCCTACAGCATTATATGCGGAAGGGCCTAGAGTCCATGTTTTAGAATCATAAGATGTAGATACATAATCTACAATACCGCTAGCATAAACTACAGTTTGTGCATTTATATATGGATACACTAAAACTCCTGCGGGAGTATATTCACCATTTCTAATATATAATTCATCAAAATTGGCATTTACCTTTGTAAATCCAGAGTTTAATGTATCAGCTCCAGGTGTATCTGGACCGGTACCCATGTCTATTGCTTGTTTAGCCATTATGAAACTTCAACTCCATCACTAACTCTATACCATTTATCTCCATCACTAGTAGCTAAGGTTCTACCCCCAGTTTCATCGGATACAATAATAATTGCATTATCATATGTTGATGCTGAAGGTAAAGTTGCTACTGTATATTCACTAACAAGTATAATTTTTTCAGCATAAAGTTCATCAAAGTTATCTTTTACTTTGCTAAATGCTTCATATAAATTATCAGCTCCAGGTGTATCTGGACCGGTACCTAAGTCTATATCTTGTTTTGCCATTTTATGATCCTAATGTAACTGAAGTACCAGAAAGTGTAAATGTACCACTAGTAGCTTCTAATTTTTTAGGTATTGAAATAGTGCTACCAGTAAGTATAAATGTACCACTAGAAGCTAATATACCTCTGAAAAGTCTATTAGGCATACTTGCTGTAGATATTCCAATGATAGCTAAAGTTCCCACTACCACTTCATCCAAACTATATTAGTTGCAGTCGTAGCTGCATTTACTCTAACTCCACTAACAGGTAGGATTGAACCAGGTAATACGCCTAAATAAACCACTGCTGCTCCGCCTTCTTCATGGTCTATACTTACGTCTCCACCGCCTCCTACAAATAGTGCATTAAAATCTAATACAGTGCTGTCACTTTTTGTCACTGCTGCGCTTGTTGTTGCTGAAGCGAATGCTCTTCTATGATGTCTCCATCTTGTTTCGTCTACCATGTCAATCCTCAATAAGTTTAGTTAGTAAATTATTATAATTAAGCCCAAAATTTGCTGGGCCATTAACTTGTACGTTTGTTTGTTGTGTTTCTTTTGGTTCTGCTACTAAATCTTTTACAAAGCTTTCTCGCATTTTTAATGCTAGAGTTAATAAGTCTGCAATGTCTTTATTACTAGTTAACTCTGCTTCTTCTAACTCTAGCAGTTTTTTATCTATAATTGTATCTAGAGTGGATTGTAGCTTTGTTCTATTTATATATCCTTGTTCTAAGAAGATTGTATCTATAAATCTTTTTGACTCTTTTTTATTTAAATAGTATACTACCTTTTCTACAGGTATATCTAATGTACTTGCTGTTTCTTCTATACTAGCTGTTTCTAAATATCTAGTAGTAACTTCTAGCAATTCTGGTGGCATCCTATAAGTTTCTTCTGGATTCATCATTGCATTAGACATGTGTACTCCTTATTTTTTCTATTATTAAATTGCATTATATCAAATTTTTTTGTCCATGTCAATCCCACTTGATACTTTTTAGGCTAGGTGTAGATTAGCATATTAAAGTTAATATTTTATTTTAGCTCTCTAAAATCAATGCAAAAAATATACCTTGGTTTCTCAAAAATCTTATACACCTTGTAGTAGTTTCTCAAAAACCTTGTATCGTTTACGCGTGGGGTAGTGAGGTCCGAGGAGCCTCGGACCAAGTCCGATAACCGCCCCCACCCGTCAAAGATTTGACGGGTGGTCAAACTTTTGACGCTAAGCGTCAAAAGTCATCCATTTGCGTTCCATTGCGATGTCTCGCAATAATTGTAGTGTGGTTTTTGCGCTACGGCTGGCGTCTGCCCAGATTGCCAAGGTTACCATCCCCGACAGCCGGTGATGGCATTCTTCCCACTCACGAAAGGTGTTGATGCGGATAGCATCCTGGAAGCAATGGTGCGCGGCGTGTTCTACGATTTTGACGGATATGCTCATTTTTCGGTCCTTTTCTGTGTGGGTGAGAGTGCAGTATAACAGCCTGGCTGAGCATTACAACCCTTTTCAGAAAATAAATATTGGCATAGCTTTTGCAAGTCAAAAAGCATGCCAGGCCCGCTGGCCTGGCTTCCACCCTGCCGGAGGCCCTGGCGTCATAACGCCAGGCGCGAACAGCGCCGCCAGGAATTTGACGTCAAATAGGATGTTTCTATGCGCGCATAAGCTGAGCTTATGTGCCAGATTTTTGACGTCAAATAGGATGTTTCTATGCGCGCATAAGCGTAGCTTATGCGTCAAAAATTTGGCGGCGCCAATTTTACCACAGCTATCCCTTACTTGTCAATACCCCATTAGAGATATTGACACAAAATATGCCCCAAAAGTTTTTTATGGGCACATAAAAAGAAACTAGAATTTATTTTTATTTCAATGCGTTTAAAGCTTGACAAGAATAGAAAATAGGATTAACATGCTCGCATGTTACAAAAAACCACCACCACCCGCCCTACCAGAGGTATTACCATGGTTTATGACTACAGCAAATTTCATGCCAAGTGTGATTGGAAGTTTCTTGTGATTTTCTTGAGTGCTTTTCTAGGCGCTCCCATTGCCGTTATCCTCAGCTCAATTTTTGGAGTCTAATATATGAACACATACAAATCGACATGTACCCACCAACAGACCGTTGCTGGACGAAAGGCTACCGTCAAAATTTTGACTACCTTACCAGTCAAAAGTTTTAAGTTTTTCATGGGCTCTGAACAGGCGCGTAAAACCCATGTTATTAGCATGGTAAAGAAAGGTTTTTTGGACGGCTGGTTCTGCCGTATTCTTGACGGTCATGTTAATTTTGTGCCAGCGCGCGACATGCCGTCTATGATCGACCGCTCAAGCTGGACCGCCATTTAGTTGACACTAAGCCACCGTCAAATTCCTGGCGGTGGCAACTTTCAAAGAGGCAACAAAACTATGTCGAAATACCTTACAGTTCTGAACGCAGAAGATGGAACCTACCGTCAAGAATTTGACACTTGGGCGGCAGCTTGCGACTATGTGCGTGAGCAGATGGATCTTCCATCTGATGCAATAATCATGCCAGATCATGGCTACACTGATGACTTGTGCCGCGAAATTTACATCACGGAACCCGGATATTCAGCTTGGTAGACTGCTTCATAACCCCTTGATTTTCAAGGGGTTTTTGGCGCCCTTGCACCAAAATGCGTCAAGAAATTGACGCTCCTTATACCGTCAACTTGTTGACGGCGCCCGAGCAGGGCACGCTACTTTCATGATACAGGAACCGCGTATACATAGCAACAACTTTATGCACTAAATTTTTTTATACCACCATAAAAACATTTTATGAAAAGCGCCGGCGGACCTGGCACGATAATTGCATTAGCAAGAAATGTGCCAATATTTATTTTCCAAAAGGGGTTGTGCCTGGCTGTAATCCGTGCTACAATGGGCCTCAATTCAGCATATGGGGAGGTGGCCTAGAGGGGAGCGCGGGCGTCAACAAATTGGCGGTGCCAGGTTGGCACGATTTTTGCATGTGTCAATATTTTGACGCTGGCATGATTCTTGCATGTGTCAAAATATTGACGGTGTGTCAAAAAATTGACGGTGTGTCAAAAAATTGACATGTTATAAACCGATGTTATAAACCGATGTTAAAAAGCGATGTTAAAAACCGATGTTGACAAGCGATCCGAATTTTGTTATAATATATCTTTGATTTGGAGAACTAAAGAATGGAAATTTTAGCTGGTTTATTTATTGCACTCGCAAGTTTGCCGGTAGGTTGGCTTGTTTTTAAAATACTTTACAAAGGGCCTTGACAATGAATGAAATTTTGACTATACTTATCTCAGTGGCGATATTTTATCTGGCACACAAATTCGGCGGAGAGTAAATTATGAGCAAAAAGACCTGTACCAAAAAATCCACCCGTAAAGATCGCAACCTGGCGGAAAATAACACTCGTCGAAATAAGGCGCTAAAAAGCTACTTTACTTTCAAGCGCAGCGAGTTTAAAGATGCTACAGCACTTGAATCGCTGGCAACAGCGATCTATCCTGAAACCGTTGCTACCTGGCTCCGCCGGGTAAATCCTGAAAACTTTTAATTGACATCTAGGAGAGGCTAGTATATACTAGCCTCTCACTTACAGGAGATTGTTATGTATATAAATTTGAAAACTACGGTAAATCTGCCGAATGATGTAAGTTTCGATACAGATCGTTCACCAGAATATGTTGAATTATTTTACAGTTTTGCTGCTAAACTCGGAAAACTTGATAAAATTAAGGCAATTAAACTTATTCGTTGGGAATTCGATTGTGGACTACGGGAAGCTAAATATTTCGTTGAAGATGCAATGGAAAATATTAGTTGACATCACTGAGAGGCTAGTATATACTAGCCTCTCAGTTACAGGAGATTGCACAATGTCTTTAATCACTTTGGTACCCGCTTATGGAGCAAAATATGAAACGAAAAGAGATGTTCTTTCTGATTGGAATTCTGGCATTGATTTTTACATTCTGCGCGGTTGTTATTGCAGTAAGCGAAATTTGGAATCCCTCAAGCATGACCTTGGAGCTGATGAAATTCAGTTTCGGTGGATAAACAAATCCGGCAAGGTGAACTACTTCACTTACTGGCAAAATGAAATAACGCGGGCAATTCCCACCACCTTCGTTTATGGCCCACTAAACGGTTTTATCTAAAAGGAGGAACTATGCGCTCGCTATACAACAAAGTGAATGACCGTCTTTTTGGTAGCGAGTTGCCTAGTGTTGACATCATAAAATTTGATGGTAGCAAAAAACAATTTGATGTCACTTATTTAATAGATGGTTTTACAACTACGCAACTCGGCGGATTGGTTATAGGAATATCCGAAACACTATCAAAACAGGAAAAATTCAATACCCTGGTGCATGAAATGATTCATGTATGGCAAGCTGAAAATGGTAAAGCCTGGAACCACGGAAAAATTTTTAAACGCTGGTGTAGACTAGCATATCAGGAGTTTTATGAATGAAAGAATTATACTTACATATTAAACATGACACCCCAATTTCAAATGGAAAATGTTGGGTATCGAAAAATTCTGAATCTGAAAATAAAGATATTGATGAAACATTCGAGATCGAATTTGAAGATATAAATGATTTTGTGTCTGAAGTATTTTATTATGCTCCATACGAATTAGCGGTAGATTTTAAGGGCTTCATTAAATTTGCATAAAATTTGTTGCTTTTCCTAGGGAGATATATTTATCTCCCTAGATTTTGTAACATAAGCGTCAATTTCTTGACGCTTTTTTGCGCCGCCGCGGGAATCCGCTACTTTCATTATACAGGAGCCGCTGCCTGGTGTCAATACCTATTTGTGGATATTGACAAAATAAATTGGCACAGATTTTGCATGGTGCCAGATTTTTGACGGAGGCGCCATTATACCACAGCCGCCTGTGGGTTGTCAATACCCCAAATGGGGTATATACAAAGATATTGCGATATGCGATAATTCTGTTTCTGGAATTGAGGCACAGATTATGAATGAAAAATATTTTGAATATGTTGGCACGTTTTTTGCCGCTGTGGGTTTTGGCCTACTTTCTAGTCGCCATTATTTTGGCGGATTTATTGTAGGAATAATTAGTTGTCTTTTTTTGTTAATATTGTTCAAAAAGACTAGACAACACAGCTTGTTTCTGTTACAATCTTACTTTCTGATAGCAAACAGTTTTGGAGTTTGGAATGCTTAAAAAAATTAACGTATATGATTTGGATGGTACGATAATTTGTAGCCTACATCGTTACAAAACTTTGCCATGTGGCACGAAAATTGACCTGGCGTATTGGCGAAAAAACAGCACGCCAGAAAAAATCGCTAGGGATTCGCTTTTGCCACTGGCAAAAAAATACCGTCAAGATATTGACAACCCTGAAATTTATGTGGTTATCGCTACTGCGCGGGTTTTAAAAAAACCAGACCTGGATTTTATCGCTAAACACCTTGGTATACCAGATAAAATTTTCGGTAGGCTAAAAGGTCAAAATACCAGCGGCGCGTTACTCAAGGTTAAATGGTTGTCAATGTTTCGACAGCTTAAACAGTTTCGAGATTTACCTATAACTTTTTTTGAGGATAACCTTGACTATCTAGGCAAGGTGTGCGATAATCTCTCTGCGGTCGGGGTATACACCCCGTCAAAACAAGGATATTAAATTATGGCTAAAAAGCAGTTTATTTGTATTATTGACACAGAAACAACTCGGACGGATAAAGTAGCAGATTTTGCTGCTGTGGTGGTTGATCGTAAAGGTAATACAACGGCACAATGTGCGGTATTAGTTGCCGGGGTTTATAATAATCGGGAATCGCATCCACTATTCTATGATAACTCTGCTCCAGTAGACTCAATCTGGAATCGGGACAGCTTGTCAAAACGGTATGATGTTTATTCCCGTATGTTAGAAGGTGGCTCGCGTATGTTAGCCAGTGCATCGGCTATTAATCGTTGGTTAGATAGGGTTAAAGTAAACTATGACCCATTTTTGACTGCGTATAACTTGCCTTTCGATGTTGACAAGTGTGAAAAAACCGGAATTGATTTAACGGGTTTTTCAAAACGATTTTGTCTATGGGCCGCAGCTGCGGATATTTGGGCGCAATCTAAAAAGTATCGGGAATTTGTTTTGGATGTGCATGGTTTTAATAATCCTACAAAATTCGGCAATATGTCTTATAAAGCTAACGCTGAAATTATGGCACGTTTTTTGCTAGGTAACCCAGATTTGCCAAACGAACCACATACAGCTCTGGAGGATATTATAGACTATGAGTTACCGATTTTGAGAGCCATTACAAAACGTCGGGCTTTGAAAAATTTAGTGGATCTGAAAAAACCAGACTGGAGACAAATGCAAGTGAAAAATCACTTTATTGCAAAATAAAGTGAAATAAAGTGTTGACACCAGGTTAACACTTCTATATAATGTTTACATCAGGTCGGGAATGGTCCCGACCTGAATTTACCGGAGAAAATGCACTATGGCTACAAAAACCCCGAACTATACCGAAACTATGATTTCGGAAATTCGTGACCGCTATACTGCGGTACGGGATGAAGATCAGGAAATGCGCGATTCTGTTGTTCGCCAGATTGCGGCGGATCTCGGAAAATCCTGGAAGGGTGTTATCGCTAAACTTGCTCCTATGACCTTTGAAAACGCAACTGGAGAGCTTGAGAAGCTCTATCGGCCGAAAGAAAAGGTTTCAAGTGTTACCGGCGCTGCTCCAGCAAAAAAGGATGTTTTGGCCGCGCAATTTGTTGAGATGGTAGGTTTAAACCTTGTTTCCGCTGAGAAGCTCAACAAGACCGATTTAACGGCTTTGATCGTGTATGTCGAAAGCGTCAATACAATGGCGGCTCGCTATAACGATGTATCAAACTATCTTAGCAGTTAATCGCTAATCCGGCGGGGAGAATTTCCCCGCCACTTTTTAACCAGGCTCCGCCAAAAAATTGGCGGGGCCTTTTTTTGCATTCGAATAGCAGTATATTAGAATATTCTAATATACTGCTGCCCCAGAATACCGTCAATTTATTGACGGTATTGCGCCGTCCCTAGGACCCGAGTCTCCCACAATACCATGGTACACTAGGCTGGATGCCTTGTCAAGCAAAAGTTTTTTATAATGGCATAAAAAATTCTTATAGGCGCCGCTCGCGCGAGCACGCTACTACCAGTATAACATGGCCAATCACCGGCGGTCAAGTCTTTTTTGCACAAAATTTTTTTATGGGGGTATAAGCTGAACTTATATTAGAATTTGCTAATATTATTATATTAGAATATAAACATATTCTAATAGGCGCTTGCGCCTTTGGCTGGCTGAGTAGAGTACCGATTCGATTTTTACATATTAATAAAGTACTAAATCTAAGTACTAAAGTAATGTACTAAATCTAAGTACTAAATTAATCCATAAAAAAAGTTGCTTGACAAATATTTTAAAATTTGGTATAATATTAAAATAAATGAAATAATTCATTTATTTAAAATAGTTAAAATAATTTAGATATATAAAGGAGTTAAAATGCATTGGCAAAATAAAGAAGATGAATTACTTAAAAAAATTCATAAAAGTACAAATATGACAGACCAAGAAATACAGGAAAAATTTTTACCACATAGGTCAGTTTCTGCAATAACACAGAGGTATTCGGGGAAATTTGGAATAAATCGAAAAAATAGAATTCCTTTAAATGTAGATGAAAAAATTGATAAATTTTTAAAAGAATTTGATAAAATTGAAAAAATTGAAAAAATTGAAAAAATTGAAAAAATTGAAAAAGTTGAAATAATTGATAAAATTAATGAAGTTGAAATAATTGATAAAGATGATAAAATTAATGAAGTTGAAATAATTGATAAAGATGATAAAATTAATGAAGTTGAAATAATTGAAAAATCTGAATATGATAAAAAGCTAGAAGAAGCTATAAACATGAATAACATGTCTCGCTTTGGATATGAAGTATTTAATAAAGAAAATCAACCATGTTTTGTTGATGATACTGTTTCTGCGTTTTATATGGCAGATGGTTCATACTTAGGAAATTATAACCAAATGTTAGAATTAGAATTCCCTGAAGAAGAAGAGATGCTTGATTTATAAATAATTTTGCTGCGCCCGCGCGAGTACAAAAACGATATTTTTTCGTATCTTCCGTGGGCGCCATTTTATCACAGCGGGCTAGGGTTTGTCAAGTACTTTTTTATTTTTCCCTAAGCCCAACCCAGGGAGACAGTGATACAGCGATGAAGTAATTTCCCCGAATTTTTAAGAGTACCAAAATAACATCTGCACGATTTTGCGCGCGCTAATTTCAAAAATTTCTAAAAAATTTTTTCCAGCTCGGCTAGAAATAACTTCCCGACTCCAGTGATACAGTGACTGTTAGTATTAAAGGAGTCCAGAATAATGTAAGTTAAATTCTGAAGCGTTATCTAGATTTTTCTGAATTGCATTAAGGATATATGTTAGGATACCTTGAGAAAACGAAATTTATAACGTGAAATTGATTAAAACAAAGAAATTTTAAGAAATATCGAAAAAAAATAACAAAAATTAAGCAATCTTAAGAAACTTACCTTATTACTAAGAAATTCCCACAAATTTATAGAAACCAAATGCTGTGCACCGACCATCACTGTACGGGCGCCGGCTGCAAAATAAAACGTGGGAGCGGGCCCGCAAGCGGTGCTGCGGGAGAATAAAAGTTTGAAAGTGATACAGCGATGAAGCGTGATACAGCATGATACAACGATGAAGCGTGATACAGCGTGATACAACGATAAAGCGTGATACAGCGTGGTACAAGTGATACAGCTAACACAGTGATGAAGCAAACAGTGATGAAGCTAACAATAATGATGAAACATAAATAATGATACCTTAAGCAATCAAAATATAACTCTTGACTCCTCTGCTAAAACAAAGTATAATATATTTATTGAATGAGAAAAAGTTCAATTTTTAAATTAAATTAATTAACCAGGAGAAAGAAAAAATGAGTAATTTTACAACACAGCAAACTAGCCACATGCTAGATACCTATAATGCTTCTAAGGAAGCTGACTATGCTACACGCAGTGCAGTAGTTAAAGCACTAGCCAAGGAGTTTGAAGTTACAGTACCTCAAGTACGTGGTAAACTTGTAGCAGAAAAGGTTTATGTACCTAAAGCTAAACCTTCTGCTACTGTTAACAAGGTTAACAAAGAAGATGTTATTACCGCCATGGAAAATGTATATGGTGTTGAACTACCTTCTTATAAAAATGCCTCTCTGCGAGACTTGACTGCACATTGGGAAGCTATTGTCAGAATGTCCCAAAGTGTAAATGCTGAAATGGGAGTTAAAGAATAAACTAAGAAACGCCCCCTCCCTAGGGGGGGTCTTTTTTTAACAAATAAAAAATACTTCTTGACAAATGAACTTAAATTCTGTATAATATATTTTCAAATTAAAAAAATATGAAAAATATAAGCTTGATTTTACGAAGTAAAATCATGCGAGGAGTAAATTTTTAATGCAACCAAAATATACTGAAGAAGACGAAAAATACATGCATTCTATTTATAGTGCATGTCAAACACCTGAAGAACGTGCTGATGCTATTAAAGTAATGTGCGAACATTTAGATAAACCTAAAAATAGTATCACAATGAAACTTGTTAAGATGAAGATTTATATACCTAATCTTAGAGTTTCTAAAGTAACGAAAGATAAACCACAAACTAAAGTACAGCTAGTACAGACATTAGAAAAGGAGAGTAAATTACCGGAAGGAGAATTAGAAACAGTTCAAAAAGCAAATAAATTAGAAATTTTAACATTAATTAATGTAGTTAAAAACCTACAAAATGAAATTAATAAATTAAAAGGAAAAGAATGAATATTAAAGATATACCCTGGAAAGAAATAGCAGATAAAGCTGAAACTGCTAGAGATAATGGTTTAACAAATTGGAAATTTGCCAATGCATTACAAACAATATCATTGGACCATTTATTACCAATATTTAGTTCAGTTAAATTATATGGTAATGAAAATAAAATTAATGCAACTAAAACATTTAAAAATATACCTAATGTAATACATACTCCTAATGGAGATATTCCTAAGGAAATAGTATTATCTATGCTAAAAGCAATATATAATGTTCCTAGAAGTAAACTAATAAGTAAATCATTAACCAAAAATCCTAGATTTGGTACCTGGACTCCTATATTTATGTATGCGCATAAATTAAATAATAATATAAAGTATGAAGCATGGGATAAAAAAGATGAAATGCTAAAATACTTTTTAGGTTCAGGACTAGAATGGATTCTTGAACCTATCCCATTTAAAGAATACAGTGATGAAGAATTCAAAGAAGCTAGAATTCAAGCATTAACTGTTAAATCTTCAGGAGAATTAAAACCTGCTACAGCATATAAGTGTAATTTAGCTAGTATTAAAGTTCTTAATGAAGCTTGGGATGAATCTAGCCCTAAAATAACTGAAGAATGTGAAGCTCCATGGGGGCATCAAGCCGCTTCTATTGATTATCAAGTTGATGAATGGGATCAAGATAAATATGAAATTATTCATGTACCAAAAGGTGCAATAATGATGCTTCTTCAATTATGGTTAGGTAATGCTAGTATAAGAGATACTAGTGGTGCTATGATTTTAGACCCATATAATTGGGATAAAATACCAAAAGCTAGAGATGTAGTTATTAGTAATAAAACAAATAAACCTTGGTAAAATGAAAAAACCCCATTGAAAGTTTTAATTTTTTCAATGGGGTATTTTATTGAATTAATATTTTTAAATAAGAAAATATTTATATATTAATTTTAGCATAAAAAATCAAATTTATTTGTAATTTTATTAGACAAAATTAAGGGGCTTCTCCCACCACCTAGCCAATTTATTATAAATTTATAGTTTTCTCTTTATCGTAACAGTGATGATAGGTTGATAGCGAGGTTTAACAACCCACTCATCTCTTTACAGAGAAAAATTTTTAAAAATTGTCTCTGTTGTTCTCAGCCCTCTTAATTTATTATATTATAGCACATTTTTTAGCAAATTACAATACCTATTTTTTAGATGTAGAAATATTCATAAATGTTGCAAAAAGTTGTAAAACTCTCTTTTTCTTTAGTTTTTCTCTAGCCGTTTTTATTAGGTTTTAGTATAAGCATCGATTTTTTATGTGTTGACATCGCTCTTAAAATTTGGTATAATATTACTTTAAATCTCAAAAAGGTTACAAAAATATGCAAAAATTAATTTCTCTAGACAATACCCTACAGTATAGTTTTACCTCTCCTTCTGCAATTGAATATTACGGTTCAGAATGGACTGCTGATTATTGCTCTAAAACTGCTATAGATTACCAAGATACTGGTAATGAAATAATTCTTACTTTTGATGAGAATAAGGTAGTTACTTTTGACTACTCAGAATGGGAGCTAGTAAAACTCTTAATTTTTATTCGTTCTTCTTCTACTGATGCCTCTATTGATGCTAAGTTTTACTCTGAAGTATTCTTAGAATAATATATTTGGTACTCTTAAGGAAGATGATAATGGAAAACTCACAAATGAAAATAAGCGAACGAATTGCTCGGCTAGCTGAAGCTAGCACAAATGAACATGTACAAGCTGAACTAGAAACTATTGAAATCTTAGTTAAGCAACTTGAACTAGAAAATAACGGACTAACGCAACAATTGCAAGAAACTACTATTCAATGTGAACGCTGGCATAACCTAGTATTAGGAAAATGAAGATATATTTATATACTAGAAATAGAAAACTATTAGGCTCTGGAAAAATAGCTCATAAATTTAAATCTCATTCTACAGGATTTAAGATTGATTTCTTTTTTAAAAATCCAATTTATGTTTGTAGTACTGGTACTTTAAACTTTTTTGAATTATGGGAAAGTGGTGATGAATTTATACATCGAGGAAAGTTTATTAATGAAGAAAGATTAGAACACGGAGATACTATTTTTGATATTACTTTTGATATGTTATGTGAGGTAATAAATGAAGTTTCAGTTATTTAGTGATATTCATGCAGAGTTTGGGCACGATTTTGTCCCTGCCTGGGATGGAGAAAGCTCTTATCTCCTCTTAGCTGGAGATATTGGCCTATGCTCACAATATTCTGCCTATAAAGAATTTTTACTTAAATGTACTACTCAAGGCTGGGAGAAAGTATTTATCATAGCTGGAAATCATGAAAGCTATGGTCAAGTATTTCAAAAGTCTATAGAAATGATGAACAATGTAGAAGAAGATACAGGGGTTATTTTCTTAAATAACACTTGTGTCCCTTTAGGCTCAGATTTAGTTTTAATTGGTGGAACTATGTGGACAGACCTTAGCTCTCCAGTAGCCGGTAATGCTGCTCAATTTAATATAAATGATTACCGTAAAATTAAGTGGTTTGATGGAAAGAACTACTTTAGAATAAACGCGCAAATTACAACTAAGATGCATTTCCAATTTAGAGATTTTTTAACTAAAACTTTAGATTCACTAGAGTCTGAAACTCGTGCTATAGTGATGACGCATACTGCCCCTCATATTACTTCTAGCCTAGAATATTATAAATGTGATGCTTTAACTATGGCATATTATACTGACATGTCTTCTTTCTTTGGACCTAAGGTTTTAACCTGGGTGCACGGTCACATGCATAACTCTAGTGATTATACTATAAAAGGTACTAGAGTATTAGCTAATCCACATGGTTATTATGGCTTTGGCTATGATGAACGTAACCCTGAATTTGATAAAAAAGGAATTGGTTTTGAGGCTTAAAGATTTTTTAATAGGAAGTGGTTGGACTAAAGAAAAAGTAGCTTACGAGCTAAATCTATCTTTAGAAGAAATACAAACCTGGGAAGAAATTCCAAATGAATACTTAGCAACTTTTCAACGCTGGTTATTTGATTTGATTATATTAAAGGAAAGAGATAAATGTGGAAGTTAATAGCTACAAATATACATATCTTATCACTAGCTGCAGCACTAGGATCTACTCTAGTAGCGGAGCATATTATACTACAGCGAGTATTATCTTCACGAAAACCTTTTAGTACTGATTTTTACACAGTGATACAGTTTGTATCGCGTATAACTATATTAGCATTAATAGGTTTGTGGCTGTCAGGTATTGCATTTGTTTGGCTAGGTTATCAAGAAGATCCTAAATATATTCTCAACGAAAAGATTTGGGCAAAAGTTACTATTGTTCTAGCACTAACAATAAACGGTATTTATATTCACAAAAAAATATTACCTCGCTTATGCGAAGTTAGTAAAGGAAATGCTTTTATTCATTCTAGCATAGAATCAGCATTATTTAGATTATCAGTTTGTATATCAATAATTGGATGGTTAATGGCAACTTTTTATGGAACAGCTAAGCTTTTAAATACTTATCAGTATTTATCACTTATTATTCCTTATATATCTATAGTGATACAACTATGGATGCTAAGCTATGTATTTTATAGTGATACAACTAATGTTGATTGGCGTGAAAAGAAAGCAATATTATTGATAGAGAAAAAGGATAAATAAACAATGCTTTTGGGATTCTAAGACTACAACGTTACCTAACCCAGATAATAGGCTGTTTTCCAGAAACATACTTGGTGTGGTGAAGATAATAAATATTTTCCTTCCCTAAATATATAAAGAGTAATATTTATGCAAAAGCTGAAGAAATTATTACAACTTATACAAACTTCTAGAAGCTGTACTAGTAATCCACATAACTTGATAAAAAAGGAATAAGTTTTGAAGTATAAATTATTAAATAAAGATCTTACAACATATGAAAACTTTAAATGGGAAGTAGGAAAAACATATATAATTAATGAACCTGGAAATGACTTATGTACTAATAAAGTATTTCATTGTTATGAGTCACCAGAGTGTGCTATATTATTTAATCCTATACATGCTAATATAAGAAATCCTATTTGTTATTCAGTTGAATGTGGACCTATAGTTAATTCAGATGGATTAAAAATGGGCACTAAGTCTATGAAGTTAAAAGATAAAATTAAATTACCTAACTTTAGTTTAGATGATAAAATAATATTTGCTATACTATGTACTAAGGCAGTATTAACATATAAAATACCTAAATGGGATGCATGGGCAGATAAATACCTAGTAACTAATACAACTGATGCAGCTGATATAGCTCATGCAGCAGCTTATGCAGCAGCTTGTGCAGAAGCTAATGCAGCAGCTTATGCAGCAGCTCATGCAGCAGCTTGTGCAGCTAAGGCAGTTTATAAAGCTAATACAACTTATGCAGCAGCTTATGCAGTTGATATGTCAGTATTAAATTTTACAGCATTAGCAAAACAAGCAAAAGCATGGAGATAATAAATATTTTCCACCCTTAAATATATAAGGAGAAGAAATGGCTAAAAGATGGACTGAAGAAGATATAGAAATATTAAAAGAAGAAATAGCCCTAGGTACTACACATACAGATATAGCTGAAATATTAGATAAAAGTACAAAAGCAGTACAATTAAAAGCACATAGATTAGGTATAAAAAAATGGTCTGAAAAAGATATAAAAATATTAAAAGAACAAATGGAATTAGGTAGTACACAACAAAAAATATCTATTCTATTGAATAAAAGTCTTAAAGCAATACAAAATAAAGCAGCTAGATTAGACTTAAAAAGTAAAAATAGAAAAATATTAAAAACTAATGAGCAATATGATGCCGAACTAAAAATTAAAAATCCAGATATAATAAGAATTGAAGACTATAAAGGAAGGGATATAAAAATCCTACATAAATGTATTATTTGCAATACTGAACATTTATGTAGCCCTGATGGTAAATTACAAGGTAAAAAACATTGTAATTATAAAGATAATCAAGGTAATGGAATACCTAGTAATAAACCAGGGATAACTTACTTAGTACATTTTCCAAATGAAAACCTATACAAAGTAGGTATCACATCTAGAACAGTAAAACAAAGAATGGGGGGTATAGGCGCAAAAGAATATGAAATCATACTAGAAAGGCACTTTGGCAAAGGCTTAGATGCAATGGCGTTAGAAAAAGAATGGCTCGAAAATATAAAACATTTAAAAGTTAACACAGGATTATTAAATGATGGCAACACAGAAACCTTTAAGTGTTAAAAAATACTTCTTGACTTTTATCTTAAATTTCTGTATAATATATTTATCAACTGGGAGACAGAAAAAGATGATTAATATAGACACTGAAATGCAGGCGTACAAAGAGAAATTAGAGTCTTTAAATACTCTAATAGATATTACAAATGAACTACCGGCTAAAGACCAGAACTTTGCTAGTAGCCTTACACAACAATTTATTGACAAACAGAATTTATCTAATTCACAATGGAATTGGGTAAATAAACTCGTAGCCAAGGTTAAAAAGGCTGAGCCTATTTATGGTGATTTCAAGGCTATTTACGTTATGTTCCAGATTGCTGGTGAAAATCTTAAATACCCTAAGATTCGTCTTCTTAGCAAAGAAAATGTATTTGTTCAGCTTAACTTCAAGAAAGATAGTCAAAATATTGATGTCTATCGTGATGGTTGGAAAAACCATGGTAAGCGCAAGTTTATCGCTCGTATCATAGATAATATGATTGTTCCAGAGTCTGATGAACTCACTGAAGATATTAAAACCGTGATACAGGAATTGGCCTTAGACCCACTAGGTGTATCGAAAGTTATGGCTGGTAAACTCGGAGCTTGTATGTATTGTGGTAGGCGATTAAGCGACCCAACTAGTAAGCACGTTGGTTTTGGTAAAACCTGTGCTAAGCATTATGGTCTTAAATGGGGAATGTAATGAAAAGAAAAGAAAACGAATCGTTCGAAGATTATAAGAAAAGAAGAAAAGAGAGTCAGGCCCCTCGGCCGTTAAAGTATATTTATGAGCATGAAGCTGCCGAATATGATGTTAAAACCCATGGCTGGTTTCGTACTAAAATGAAACCTTACCGTAAAGAGTAATAAAAATGACTAAACAAATTGGAATATTAGTTAGTACTAGCTATGGTGGTAGCTGGTCAACATGGGAAAAGCCTGAAATGGCATTAGATCAGGAACTAGTAAAAGCATTTGAAGAAAAGAAAGAAGAGAAAGAGATTATGACTATTGCTGAAAAGAACTGGCCTGAAGAATATATGGGTGGACTGATGGATTGTATGGTCTACTGGGTAGATGAAGGAACAAAATTTATAATTACCGAATGTGATGGAGCGGAAACTCTTATTTTAGAAGAAGATCTTAACCAAGTAGCTAAATAATGATTAGAATTAAATTAAAAGAGAAATTACCTTCAGGCGCAGAAGTTCCTACTATTAATAGCCTAGTTTATTTTGGTGATAACTATGAGATGTACAAGGCTATTATTGAAGTGTTGGTTAACAAAAGTCGTCATGATGATAATGGGTTAACCTATTACCAAGACTGGGAACCTGTAGAGATTATTAAGGAGATAGTAAAATGAATAGATTAGCTCATGAATGGGATGACGACGCTTGCTGCATACACTGCGGCTTCGATGGTGCTGAAGACCACTGGCTTAAAAGTCGCTTACGCCTAGAAATAGGCAATGATGAATTTAATTATCGGCGACATGCTGGTGAATTCGATGCAGGTCGATATTGCCCTAAACGAGAAAACGATATGTTTCTAGACAATTGGAAAGATGATGTTCTTGTAGATAAAGAACGAGAATTAGAGGGAATTTATGAATGAAGCGATTCGATGACTGGTGGGACTTAGTTATTTATCAACAAAATAACTATCCTAATAATAAATATTCTAACTATTCTTCACTAGACCGTGATAAAGCAGAAAAAGCTTTTCGAGGTGGAGTAGGAGCTGCTGAAGAGCATTTGAAAGATAGAATTGATGAAATATTTGATGAAATATTTGATAATCTATATGAAGGATATGAATGATAAGAAGAGCTTAAAGATAGCTTTACTAGAAAAACAAATAGAAAACTTAAAAAAAGATTGTAAAGAATTTAGATATTTAGGATTAATAAAATGAATGAATTTGATAAATGGTTTAATGAGTATAGCAAAAGAAATACACAAGCCGATCGAGAACATTGTTTAGATGCTTATCACAAAGGTATGTTAGCAGCAGCTAGGTTAGCCGAACCTCAATTTCCAACAGTATATTCCCATGGAAATAAAAAGCTAGCAGAAGTTATAGCTAATAACATTAGAGGCACGGCAAAAATGACTAAAGAAAACTTAAAAAAAGATTTTAAGGAAAGATTAAAAATTATAGACTCATTTCATCCTCTAGAAGGATGTTAAGGAGTAATAAAAAAATGGGTAGAAGATGGACAAAAGAAGAAGAAGAATTATTAAAAGAAGAAATAAAATTAGGGGCTTTTGCTAAAGATATAGCATTTCTTCTAGAAAGAAGTCGCAGTGCAATTTATGCTAAAATGAATAAATTAAATCTAAAAAGTGAAAATTTTGCATTAAAAACAAATTCACAATATGATGTCGAACTAAAGATTAAAAATCCAAATACTATAAGAATAGAAGATTATATAAATGCTGATGCAAAAATTTTACATAAATGTTTAGTCTGCGGAACAGAGTATTTCTGTGCTCCTAATCATAAATTAGAAGGATATTGTGGCACTGGTAAGGGAGAAGTATCTAGAGATAGACCAGCTATAACTTATCTAATATATTTTATAAATGAAGATATATATAAAATAGGTGTTACATCTAATACAGTAAAACGAAGGATGTATGGTATGCCAGAATATGAAATTATGACATTTTGATAAAGGGAAAAGTGCGATGGCAGTAGAAAAAGAATGGCTTAAAAATGTAGAGCATTTAAAAATTAACACTAAATTACTCAAAGATGGTAATACAGAAACATTTAGATATTCATAAAATGATTAATAATACCTGTCTATATTGTAAGTCAAAAAACATAAAATTGTTGAAGAAAGAAAAACATTTAGACTTTACAAAGGAATATATAGCCTGTATTCACTGTAAACGAACCTTTAAGGACTATTCTTATGAAAGCAGCAAGCTTCCAATACCAAGGAAAGACGATAACAATAGTGTCGGATAGCCCGACAAGTAGTACTGTTTATATAGATAATGTACGTAAAAATATAAATAATACAAATATTAAAGAACTAAAGACTTTTACTAAGTCCTTAGTTGAAGGAAACAATGGAATTATATTTAATATTAGCAATAAGTTTTGCAATGGTATATCACATAAGGTATACTAGACATGCAATAATGTGTGTATATGATATAGTTAGCTTAAAACAATTAAAACGTAAAAAATCTTACCCCATAGCAATATGGGGTGTCTCTACTTTTATTACTATAATATTACTTTTCCCTATAGCTTTGTTTACAACTATGATTTTACCTCGCCAGGAAAAAATAAAAATGTTAACTACAGCAATATTAAATCATTATTACGATGTTAAAAATACTTCTTGACTTTTATTCTTAAATTCTGTATAATATTTATATTAAATGAAAGGAAAGGTCAATGGGCGCACATTACGAAAGACTACTAGAGAATAGTAGGAAAACTAGAGGTAAGACTCCGCGTAAGCTTAAGGCAGATTGGATTAAAGATATTTGTCGCTTGCTTAAACGCAATATCACTGGGCTAGATAAGTGTACTATAGCTACTCTAGAATCACTATACGATGCTATTGATGAAGGATTATATGAAGATTAGAGATCAATTTATACTTTTATTCCGATGTAAATGGAAAGAAAGAACTTGGGCTGATATAGTAGAATATTATACATTACTTAATGGTAAGGAATATTACGTTCTAGATAAACAACCTGCTATGATTTTTTCATGGAAAGAAAGAGGAATATATACTAATTTATTTCTTTGGACAATTTTAAACTTAACTAAAGGTATTAAAACATTATGATTATGAAGCGGTTTAACTATACAGACCTAAAAGGTAAGAAAACTACACGTATTGTACATCCTATTGGTATCATTGATGATAAGATGTTTTGTGTAGATTTAAGTGAATATACAGCAGAAGAACGTGAAGAATTCATGTATGTTCTAGACTCTATTCATAAACAATATATATCTGCTATAAAGGAAGTAGGTTTATCCTCAAATTTTAGAAATTTCTTTATAGATAAGATGACTGAGGTGGAGATTTTAAAGAAATAATGAATATTGTAACATTTTGGAAAGTTATAGGTATAGTAGTTATATTAGGAATAGGGGCAAAACTAATATCAAATAAAGAAGATTTAAAAGCTAAGATAGCTACTGATGAAGCACTGCTAAAATTTATTGAAGACAAACTTAGTAAACCTAACTTAGATGAATTTACACGATTTAACTTATCTGATTTAGCAGATAATGTAAAAGTAAGAATTACACATAATAAGGAAAAACAATGAAATTCTTTTCGACAAAGGTAAGAGAGCCCTTTATATGGGCCCTAGTATTAATCATTATTCTAGTTATACTAGTTAATTTAGCTGTATAGTAATGAAAGACTTAATGGTACTAGAGTTAAATGCAGACTATATGCCCTTGAATTTAGTACCTCTTTCTACTATTCATTGGCAAAAAGCATTTAAAAAAATATATGAAGGTATAGCTATACCTGTTTCTTTTTATGAAGATGAATGGGTAAGTACAATTAATGAAAAATATAAGGTTCCTTCAGTAATTGTATTAGCTACTTATAAACATTTTAAAGTATATGCTAAATGGTCTAAGTTTAATTTAAAATTAAGAGATAATTTTACTTGTCAATATTGCCATACTAGATTTTCTGCACGATCTTTAACTATAGATCATGTAAAACCTAAAAGTCATGGTGGCAGGCATAGCTGGACAAATTCAGTTACAGCATGTAAAAAATGTAATCAAGCTAAAAAGAATAATCATAATATTATTCCAAAGCATAGGCCTTATAGACCTACTTATCATGAGTTAGTAGTTAAAATGTTAAAATATAAAGAAATCAAGCATAAGGATTGGAAACAATATGTTGAACATTATACGAAATAAAATAATTGGGTATATATTAATTGTAATTGGATTAGTAATTTATATTATTGGTGCTGCTTTAGCATTAAAATATTATACAATATTTGCTATAGAAATACTAGCAACATCTTATGTAATTACTATTATTATGATATCTTTAGGATTAAATAGATTTATTAAATTTAGAGATGAATTATAAAGTAAATACTACTCGGCCTAGTTTAGTTAACTACGAAAAATTTGAACAAGCATCCAAAAAATAGAGCTTGACACTAAGCTTATATTTTGTTATAATGTACGATTAAATAAAAATTTAAAAAATATTTGAGAGCGAAAAGGCTGATCTCCCTGATAATACCTTATTTATTATCTAGCTCTCTTTTATTATATAAAACTAATAAGGAGTAATAAAAATGAGTAGAAGACTATGGACAGAAGATGATGTAAAAGTATTAAAAGAACAAATAGAATTGGGTACTATGCATAAAGATATAGCTGAAATATTAGATAGAAGTTATAGAGCAGTAGGTGAAAAAGCACGAAAATTAAAAATAAGTAAAAATAAAAAATGGACTGAAGAAGATATAGAAATATTAATAATGTTAGTAAATGAAGGATTACCCTATAAAGATATAGCTGAAGTAGTAGACAGAAGTATAAAAGCAATAGAATTTAAAGTATTTAAATTAGGTATAGGAAGAAAAAATTGGACTAAAAATGAAGAAGAAGTATTAAGAAAAGAAATAAAAGTAGGTACTATGCATAAGGATATAGGACTTTTATTAGGTAGAAGTACTAGTGCAATAAAAGCTAAGACAAATAACTTAGAATTAAAAAGTAATAGAATAAAAACCAATGAAAAATATGATGCCGAGCTCAGAATTAAAAACCCAGATACAATAAGAATTGAAGAGTATAAAGGAGCAAACACGAAGATTCTACATAAATGTTTAATCTGCGGGACAGAATATCTATGCGCTCCTAATCATAAATTAGAGGGGCATGGACATTGTGGTAGACAACTTAATGGAATACCTAAAGATAAACCAGGCATAGCTTATCTAATACATTTTCCGAATGAAAAGCTCTATAAAATAGGAATTACATCTAGAACAGTAAAGAAAAGAATGAAGGACATTGGCATAAAAGATTATGAAGTTATATTAGAAAGACATTTTGATAAAGGAATAAACGCGATGGAATTGGAAGCAGAATGGCTTTCTAATATACAGTATTTAAAAGTTAACACAGGATTACTTAATAGTGGCAATACAGAAACGTTTAGATTGGAGAATAAATGAATGAATGTAAATTCAGCGATGAAGAGTTTAGAAAAGCTTAAAAATATTATACAGGATACATCCATATTGCCGACAATAGAAAGAAATAAATGTTTTGACTATTTATATGAAGTAGAATTCTATTTAAAAGAACACGGTGCTAGTAATACTCAATCTAAAGATTATGAGACAGAAAAGAAAGACCCGATGAAAGAAAATATTAAAAGAGTAGTAACCTGGGAAGTTATTATACTTACTAGTGTAGGCTTAGGCCTTATTTTTGGCGGATTATATGGATAAAGTTATGTGTATAGCAGCAACTGTAGTTATAACAGTAATCGTATTATTGGCAGCAATTCTATTGGCTGGATATTATGGATAGATGTAAAGATATTTTCTGTATAGTAACTGTTACTTTACTTGCAGTTATTATTTTACTTTTAACTGTTATAGGTATAGGATATTATGGATAAGTCACAAGCATTTCTAACAGGCATAGCAGACTTCTATTTATATAAAACTAGCCCACCTCGTTGGATGAATAACCAAGAGGCTGTAGAGTGGCGAAAAGGCATGTATTATAGCAGTATTCAACTGATTGACCCTCCTACTAGGAAAATATCTAGGATAGATATAATAGGTCAAAATGGTCCAACAGGCGAGCATTATTCTAGTATTAAAGATTAAACTCCCAGTGATGGAGATGATTTCGGCTATGCCCCTGGCCTCGGTCTTCTAAGCCGAACCCTAAACGCTAGGTGGAGGGTATGAGGTTCGATTCCTCCGTAGCCGAAAACCCTAATTAAAAGAGATGTAGATGAAAAGGAGATATCCCTGCCAATGCTTATCCATTGGCTAGTCTACTTTTAATATTCGATAAGGAATAAAAATGAGTAAATTATGGACACAAGAAGATAGAGAAATTTTAATAATGTTAGTAAATGAAGGATTATTATATAAAGATATAGCTGAAGTGCTAGATAGAAGTCCTGGCGCAATAGGAAAACAGGCAAAAAAAGTAGGATTGAAAAGTAAAAATAATAAAATGTCAAAAACAAATAAAGAATATGATGCTGAGCTCTTGATTAAGAATCCAAATACAATACGAATAGAAGATTATATAAATGCCCATACAAAAATTTTACATAAATGTTTACTTTGCAATACAGAATATTTATGTGAACCTAATTCTAAATTGAGAGGGGATGGGCATTGTGGTGTTAAAAATAATACTGGCAAAATATCTAGTGATAAACCAGGTATTACATATCTAGTATACATACCCAAACATAATTTATATAAAATAGGTGTTACATCTAAAACATTAAAAGAAAGAATGACAGATAATAACTTATCTATAAAAGCTTATGAAGTTATATTAGAAAGAAATTTTGATACTGGTGATGCTGCAATGAAGTTAGAAGCAGAATGGCTTTCTAATATAGAACATTTAAAAGTTAATACTAATTTATTAAAGGGAGGCAATACTGAAACATTTAAATATGCGAGTACATAAAAAAATTAGGTGGGGAGAATATGGGTGGACTTGGGTACCTGTAGACATAACTGGTAGATGGAAAATAATTAAAGAATTAGATAGAACTATATTATTTTTAGAAATTAAAGGTTTTATATTTAGATACTGGGAAAGTGAAAATAATATAGAACTCTTTGAAGGCAGAAAAGAATATATTAATAAATGCTAATACCTACCAAGGAAATGCATGGATAGTAAAAATTTAACAGGTAAAACTAGATACATAGTACAAAAACGTCTTTTTAGAAGTTATATACTTATTTTACAAGTAGAGGAGAGGCTTATTGGTGAATATGATTATAGTTTAGGTGGTTATATAGAAATAGAACCATATGATATTTTTGTGTGGAGAAATGCAAAAATAGAAGATGTAATTAAATTAAGGGAAGAAACAGAATTATGTTGTCAGGATATATCAAAGAAATAGAAAAAAATTTTAGCGAAAAACATTATAAAAAATGCAAAAGTGGTATAATGTATATGGTGTATCCTACAGGTATTGGAAATACAATTTATATTAAATGTCGTAAATGTAAGAAAGAGAAAAATATTACCGATTATAGGTGTTGGTAATGGATATATTAATTTTACCCTTTCTGCCATTTTTACCTCTTATTGGTATATTTTCTGTATTTATTTTTGCACTAGGATTATGTGTGTCAGCAACATTAATTAGAAGGGTATTTAGTTAATGGCTAGTATTGAAAAAGTATGTGAGTTTTCAGGAGAATATCCTGGATATATGATGTATAATTATAAGAAAAATCTTATTCAAATTATGCCTAGACTTAGAGTACATTTTAGAAATAAATATCATATTCTTTTTTGGTTTGATGTACCTACTAGAAATCAATATGATTTTTGTTTATATGTACCTAAAGCTCAAGGCGAAGTAGATGGATTTTATTGGAATTATTCATTTGATAAAACTACAACAAAACGAAAGCTAAAACGCATGCTACGAGCATATAAAGGATTAAATATTAAGCATATTCCTATGAATATGGAAACGTGGAAAAAACTAGATAAGAAAAACGAAGATCTATTAGAGTATTTATAATGGATATTAAAGGTAAACAATCAAAGGCGCTTTTAAATAGATTATTTCAGCGAGTACCACGATTGTCACCTAAAATATCTTTTATAGAAATACAACTAGATAATTGTAAAGTATATATACCCGTTAATAATATAAAGGAAGAACTTGTTGACCCTTTTGTAAAAACTGTGATAAAACTATATAAGGAAACTCAGAAAGAATCGAAAAAATAAGTCTTGACTTATAACCCTAATTTCTGTATAATATTTATATTGAATTAACAAAAGGCGCACAAAATGTACCCATATTTTTTAGAATCGAAACATAGACTTACCTTATGACAGTATCATTATCAAATACAAGGAACATTAGATAAAATTATCTACTGGGAATTTAATGGTACAACATATGAAACTGCTAAAGAACAATTTGAGAGATTGACTAATGATTAAAGAATATTTTTGTGAATATGGTTGTTATACTAACATGGAAGCTATTAAAGCTATAGTAACTTATCCAGATACTTGGTCTAAAGATAAAATAGAAAGTGAATTCTGTGATGAATTATATGAAAAAGCTAGAGAAATTTCTGAAAATATGCATGGAATGCATGGCTTTGGGACTACCGAAGAAGAATTTAAAGAAGAAAATGAATGGGATGAAAATCTTTACTATGAAATTGTAAGGGAAGAAATAGGAGAAGCAGCTGAATATTGGTTCACTCCTTGGGATGAGAAATATGCTTCTGACTGTACTTATGGTACAGATTCTGAACCTTCTATAGAAGAATTTAATTATGTTTAAAAATGCATATTTTATTAAAGTATATTTTAAGGATGGAAGTAATTTCTTCTTAGGAAAAGATATGGATAAAGGTCCCTATTTATCTAGTCTGCCAGAAATATTTTCATCATCTAAATTTTTTAATGAGTATAAATTTGAAATAATAGAAGAACATATGTATATTGGAGAAGTAGATTGTTTACAGCTTATTAAATGTAATGTTAATTTAAATAAGATGCATGTAGTAGAAGAAGTAACTGAACAAAAACTGTTAAACAATTAATTCTAGTAGAGAGATAAAATATGCTCCTAAAGCATAAATGATGATGCAATTGACTTGTAACCAATAGAACCAGGTTTGATTCCTGGTAGGAGCTGCACAAATTATGAATATAGAAGATACAAAAGTTAGAGAAAAATTAAAAGAAGAATTTACTAAGGCATATATAGCAGGCGAACAAAATGGAATAAGAGTAACTATAAATTATATAAAAGCCTGTTCAAACTCTTTTAAAGAACAAAAATTAATGGTTCCACAAAATACTTTAGATATTTTAGCAGAACTTTTAGAAAAAGAGTTCCTATCGTCTAGTGAGGACATTAGCTACTCAAGCTGAAAACCAGGGTTCGAATCCCTGTAGGAACAATATTTAAAAAATTACTAAGTACTAATACTAAAGTGATGATCCAATGGGTTCGATTCCCAAAACTGGTGTAATTGGGGAGTAATAGTTTTAGCGTTTCTAGATGTTGGAGTCATGACCAACTAACAATTACACAACATAACAAATGTAGCTAGAGTTGTGAATGCTTAGTAATTTTTTAAGTAAAGTATAATTTTATTTTTAAGGAGTAATAATATGATTCTAAAATGGAAGGATGATATCTATCTGTAGTACAGGAGATATCAAAATGTCAAGAACATATAGAAAAAGATTAGAAGAAGCTTTTATCTGGGAAAATAAGCATAATGCGAAGTACGAAAAGCAACAAATTGCTAAGCATTTTTCTGATAAAGGCTTTAAAGGTTACGCCATTGATAAAGGTCCGAGGTGGTTTAAAAAATTGTACCATATCAGACCACATAGAGCTAAAGAAAAGGCATTAGAAGAAAGAACTAAAAAACTAATAAATTATGATGATGCCCCGGAATTTCCTTTGGCTAGAAGGCCAAAGGAATATTGGTGGTAGAAAGAACATAATAAAAAGGATATTTATGAAAAGTAATGTAAAAGGGCGGTTTGTTATTACCTTCCAGTCATTAAAACCTATAGATAAAGAAGAATTTAAAGAGTCTTTTCAAGAAACATTAGAAGCAATAAAAGAGGGTATTTCTATAAAGGATGGAGATACACTATTCGGCAATGTAGTTGGAGAGTATGAATTTACAACTTAATTAAAAGAGATATAGACGAAAAGGTTTAGCGACCCTGCCAATGCTTATCCATTGGCTAGTCTACTTTTAATATTCGATAAGGAATAAAAATGAAAAGATGGACTCAAGAAGAAATAAAATTACTTAAAGAACACAGAAGTAATGGATTAACTTATAAAGAGATTGGTTCTATTTTAAATAGAACAGAAAATTCTGTTTCATATAAAATAAAAAAAGAAAATTTACATAATAAGTATTCTAAATCATCTTATACAGATGAAGAATTTATAATTGCCTGTAATGAAAGTACAAGTATTAGACAAGTTTTATTAAAATTAAATATTATACCTGCAGGTGGAAATTATAGTACTTTTCATAAAAAAGTAAAAGAATTAAATATAAACACAAATCATTTTTTAGGAAAAGCAGCTAATCAAGGAGAAAATCATAAAGGAGGAAATAAAGGTAGACCTATAGAAAGTTATTTAAATAATGAATTTCCTCTTAAATCATATAATCTAAAAAATAGATTAATAAAAGAAAATTTATTGGAATATAAATGTAATATATGTAATATTTTTAATTGGCTAAATAATGATTTATCTTTAGAATTAGACCATATAGATGGTAATAATCTAAATAATAATTTAAGTAATTTAAGACTTCTATGTCCAAATTGCCATGCACAAACACCTACATTTAGAAGATGTAAAAAATCACTAAATAAATAATTATTTTAGGGGTATGTCGTAATAGGTAGCCGAATCAGACTTAAAATCTGCTGGAGATAAATCTCCGTGGCGGTTCGAGTCCGCCTACCCCTACTATTAAAATAATAGCCACGTGAAGGGAATGGTATACCTACCTCTCACAAATGAGGTGTTTTGCAAGTTCAAATCTTGCCGTGGCAACCATATAAAGGAGAAATTATGATATTTGAAAAAGCTGGAAATCCAGTAACAGAAATTAACTGGACTCCTCCAACACAAAGAGAAGATGGTTCACCCTATGAAGCACAAGATC